CATTAATGGTCAACCGTTTTGTACACGGGCAAACAACTGTTGAAACCCGTCCATCAAGGACCGCAGGGCTTGACGCTCATCGCGATGCAGTTCGTCTGACCCACATGCCTGCATGGCCTGCAGAGTTTCCAGCATGCCGCCCTGGATGTTGTGGTACATGCCCCAATTGGTAACAATTTCCAGTTGTTTATTGTAGTCCATTTCAAGCTCCTTTTTGCTGTTTATGTGTATATTATAGCAGAATGGCAATTATTGGTCAACCAAAAGAAAACCCTGCACTGGGCAGGGTTGTTAGAAAAAGTACTACTTTTTACAGTAGTACTTTGGGTTTAGAAATTGTATTCTAAGCCAACGCCAAATTGCTGACGGTTGCTTGCTGCAAGAACTGCCTCGTCCTTGCGGAAAACAGCATGAGCAGATGTTGTTTTGCTAAATGCATAAGTGGTCTGCACGTTGTAACTCTTGGTGTCAGCTGTGTTGATACCATAGGAACCCTTAACTGTGACAGGAGTTCCTGCTACAGGAACAGCAACACCTAGGCTCTTGCCAGTGTTGACAGTGGCTCCAGCAGTTTTTTGCTCGCTCCACAATCCATACACAGTGGCAATGCCTGCATTGTAGCTGGCACCAGCAGAGCTGTAGTCACTTCCAGAGCCAGTGTGACGAGCAGCGCCAACAGCAACGCGACCAAAAGTGGCAGCAATACTGCCAACTTGCACGTCATCAGTGCCGGCAACTTCGGACAGTCCACGATCGTAACGTACAGCAGCAGGTCCCACGTTCACGGTACCAAACACAGCATTTTGAATGCGGCTTGTGGGCTGAGTGTGAGTTGTTCCGGTGCTGGCACCAAAATCATTTACAGGGCTGAATGCACCAATTACAGAATCATATGCATGTGATGCACGACCCAAGCGCACACCAATCATTTTGTTGGACAAGCCGATTGTGCTTTCGCGATCTCCCAGGCTTGTGGCACCCGGAGCATCAGCCAACACGCTGGTCTCAACAACAGCAGCAGCAACAAAACCATTGGCTAATTTTTCACTAGCCCGGAATCCCAGGCGGCTGGTATCATTTGTCAAGGCAGCAACGCCGCTGGCAGTGCCAACTTCATCATTGTTTAAATACTGTCGTACTTTACCGTACACAGCAACGTCGGCTTGCGCCAGGGATGCGGCCAATGCTAGGGCCATTACTAAAGCATATTTCTTCATTGATTTCTCCTTGTTTGAAGTAGTTTATAATAACAGGCTGGAACACGAATGTCAACTGTTATTGGAATAGTATTTATAGGTGCCAGTGTCGCTGGCCGTTAATTCACAGGTAAAACCACTGGAATTGGATCAACTTCTGGATTGCTAGGCACCTGGTTGACATTATAGATACCATTGGCCTCTAACCTTGTTTGATTTCTTCCTTCGCGCTGAGCGCCCACCATGGCCTGGCCGCCTAGAATGGCGGTGTCAGCAAGATTGTCCAGGAACTCTGCAGCATCACCGTTGGCAGTCAACAATCCATACTGCGGCAGATTCTGAACAAACCCATACACACTGTTCTTGTCGCCAGTTTGCAAATTGAAATAATCTATGCCAGCCTCAGTGGCGTAGCGAGCAGATAGATTCATTAGGTTGGCCATGTACACCCAGGATGTGTTTAGCGTGGTCACATACGGACTGGCACTGAGTGCTGCGATAGCTGCATTGGCATTGGCAATTTGAGTAATGACCGCAGCATCGTTGGCCGCCACCAAGATGTTGGTGTAGGCAGTGTTTAGTGTGGCCAGGCTTCCTGCGGCCTGTAAGGCATTGACGGCTGTGGTTGCTGTGTTGAGTTGAGCAGCAAAATCATCAGCATCCAGGGCCAGGCCCAGCACATCATAAGTGGTGATAGTGCCATCGGGCCCTGTACCGGTGGCCACATTGTTGGCAAAGTAATCAGTTACACTGGCATCCACAGGAGTTGTCTGTGCCTGAATTAGTGGCAGACCCGACATGGTGTTTAGTCCGCCCAAGATAGTAGGAGTCCAGTAAGCAGTGTTGTTGATGTCTGTTCCGGCAGGTACTTCTTGTGTAGCCCGGTAATATTCAGGAACCGGGGCGCCAGTGCTGACCAGGTCATTGGGCAAGTATGCATTGGTCACTTGCCAGGGATTGTTCACAGCCCCCAGCACAGCTTGGGCAAGGTCAGGCAAGGGAACATTTGGTATGTTGTTGATCTGTTGAAGACCCAGCTGAATTGCCTTGTTGGCCACAGCGTCTGCTGGTGGAATAATTTTGCCCAGTTCGTCACACCCAGTAGCAGCAGGCAAGTAAGAGTTAATAATAGGAGCAATAGTAGTATTGACTGATCCGTTGGCGCTGAAGATTGGCACTAGACCATTTGCCCCAGGTGCCTGTAATGATGGATAGCTGAGTGGAAATGTTTTTACAGGATCCAACAATTGGTCAAGGCTTGTGATGTTGGGGGTTGTTACATCCAGAATGTCTAGTATCTGTACAAGTGCGTCACCAGAAATCATTGTGAATGCATTGTATGCCAGCCGCTGTGCTCGATCAAACGTATTGTTGGTAACACCAGTGGGATTGTACACGCCTATTCGATTGTCAGTAATCAAATTTTCAATGTCCGTTGCAGTCATGCCCATGGTCAACATAACACTTTGCAAAATTGGAACTGTGCCTTTTTGTGTTCCAGCCCGGGCAGATATTTGTTGTAGCAGGCCGGCTGGGGTTCCGTATAGATCTAATTTGGCTGTGTTCCATAACTCGCCTTGTTTGTACAAGTCTATACCAAATGACTCAAGATCTGTGCTGACACTAGTAATGCTACCTGTAACCAAGGCGTCCATGTTGGTAAAGGTAGGGCCTAGATACTGATTGGCGTTCACCGACGAATTGATGTAGTTGTTGGTGGACGCAATGTAGCTTTGCACTGCCATGAAACCTTGAGAGAACTTGCCCGAATCCCCGTTGCCCAGGTATGCTGCGCAGGTTTGTTCAATTAGGTTTGAAAATCCCGACGGATCCAGAGTTGATCCATCCACGGTGCCCAGATAGTTCACAAGATATTCCGTATTTAGATATGTGTAGGTTCCCACAGGACTGGCTGGTATGCTGTTGCCCAGAGCAGGACACACCGTGTTGCCCATGCTCAGCAGGCTGTTCAGCGTGGCAGCTGTGGCAAATGTCTGTGACTTGTAAAAGCTCACTGCTGCTGCCAGGTTGCTGATCAGGGTAGTGGCGTTGAATGTTTGTATGGCAGTGGCCAGACTAGGGGGGAACGGCTTGAGTCCTTGATTTTGCAACAGGGCTGCGGCAGCCGTCAACTGCAATGGCGTGGTAATACTGGGCATTATGCAGCTATTCTAACATCAGGACTGCCGCCTGCTCGAGCATGGCCACAGGTGTCTGAACTGCCAGTGTACACAATGGCTATGCCGCCGGCTCGCACTGTGCTGGATCCATTGGTGGTGGTTGCACTACAGTGAATAGGAGGACAGCCTTTGCGGCCGCAGCAGGGATGTGGGGTTACAGAATTTCCCTCCACAATCACAGCTCGTCCGTTTATCCGCACAGATGCAACACCGACCTGGGCAACGCCCCCGGCACCGTTTGCATCGCCCACTCTCTGTATTGCTGGCATGTTATCCTAGTATCAATTTCTTCTCTGGCACCCGGATGCCTGTGAGTGCTTCAATGTACTTCATCTTGACTGCATCATCCGTTAGCGCATAAATCACAACGTTATCAATATTTAGCATGACTTTTTGGTCGGCATCGGCGGTAAACATGCTGGGCACTAGTCCCAGTCCTTGTGGTCCTGGTGCTACACTAACTGGTGAGCTGATTTCAAGCCAGTCACCATCAGCTTGTGTTAGTTTGGCAATAAGTTCTTCGCCAGAGTTCAATTTAAAAGTTATTGTGCTACCTACAAGATTTTTCATTCTGTCAATTTCTTTCTAAGTTCTGTAAATCCGCCCACTAGTTCTCCATCCAAGAAGATCTGTGGTAATGTTCGAGCCGTTGGTACTGCTTCTAATAGTTGTTCACGTGTCCAGTCCTGGCTCACGTTGCGTTCTTCATATTCAATGCCTTGAGATTCTAGTAGTGCTTTTGCTTGAACGCAGAAAGAACAGGAATCTTTTGACCATACAATTGCTTTCATTTGTTTCCTTATAGTTCCGGTAGTGCATCGTAGTCTAACTGATCACTCATGACTCCGATAACATAGTTAGTTGATTCGGACTCTTGCAGTGCAGTTTGTTTGTTGCTGGTGTTCACATGCTTGTTGAACCAAGGAATAGGTGTGCTACGAGGTGCAGGTTCGTGATACTTGATACCAATTTCTTTGAGCGCGGCCACGGCTGTGTAGTCCACAAAGTCTTTGAGAATATTGGCGTTTAATCCAATAACTGGGCCTTTGTTGAACAGATAGTCTGCCCAGGCCTTTTCTTCACGAATCACATCCAGATACAATGCGTACACTTCGGCTTCGCATTCCGCCTTGGCAGCGGCAAAGCGTGGATCTTCTTTGACCACTTGATTGATAATATAGCCAGTCCATTCCTTGTGCAGGATCTCGTCTTGTAGAATCAACTGAATAATATTTCCATTGCCCATGAAGATTTTATTCTCTACCATGGCCAAGCTGGTGGCAAATGATACCATGAAGCGGAATGCTTCTAGAGCATAGGACGCATTGAGTGCCATCCAAATGGCCTTGATGTGTTCACTTTCAGAAAATTCCTCCAACAGTTCTTTGCGACAATTGATCATGTGTAGTCGATCATAATAGTTGCCCACACTTGATGCCATGTTGATAATTTCTTGTGTGTCATGTATGGTGTTAAACACATCCTTGGGCACATTGTAGATATTGCGAATGATATGGCTGTAGCTCTTTGAGTGAATGTTGGTTTCAAAAAATGTCCAGTTGTAGATCAAGGCTTCTAATTCGGGCAGGCTACATACAGGAGTAAACACTTGACTGGGACCGCGGCCTTGTAGGCTGTCAAGAGCAGTTTGTCTCAGTAGATTGCTGGTAAAGATGTGGCGTACTGTTTCGCTGGCATCTTTGAAGTCATTTGAATCTTTGGTCAAGCTGACTTCTTCAGGTTGCCAAAAGAAACCACGTGCCGTGGCTTCGTAGTCTGCGATCTTTTTGTACTTGACTTCTTCAAAGCGTTGAATTGTCACAGGACCCGCAGGATCCAGAAACATCTTGCGATTGAGATAATCTGTTTTTGTTTTTAAGTTGTATTGTGCTTGGCTCATTAGTATTTTCCTGATGCAAGTACTATCTTGCAAATGTGTTCTAGTCTTTCTATGTGCTCATAAGCACGCCACGGGCTAGTGTCGATAGCCACAACTCCGTGTCCTTTAATGCCCACAATGTCATAGGCAATATTGCCTTCATCGTCTAATTTTAACATAGTGTGGCACTGGTCTGCAAGCTCTTGGCTAATGGGAGCCACATCTCCCACATTGGGTGCCACTCGAGTGTAACGATTCAGCTCAGGAAACTCTGCACTGACTGTGCTCAAATCAATGCCAGCATGCATGGCTGCAATACAATAGGTTGGATGTAGGTGAACTACTACTCGCACTTCATTACGATGCTGACCCATTTTTCGCTGTAGTCCAAGGTGTAGGGGTAGTTCGCCCGACGGTTTAAGATTGGCACTGATATCAGTATATGACTGCTCTTCCCACAACATACTACCGACAATACGAATCTTTTTAAACTGATCTGGCTGTAGCGTTTGCTTGCGCACACCACTGGGAGTGATGTAAAAATGATCACGGTCGTGATGGCGTATACTTACATTGCCATCACGACTGGTAATCCAATTGCGTTTGTACGCATCCAACATCACATCACAAATGGTTTCTAACATTATTTTGCTGCTGCTCGGTCTTGTGCTTTGATTGGTAGGCTCACGGGGTATTGAGCACAAGCTTCTGGATTACCTTGACCAGCTTCGGTCAAGAATGATGTTGCGGCCGGTACTTGACCAGTAGGGCATGAACATACTGCTATACCGTCTGCACCCCGAACACAATTCCAGCTAAAGCAATTGCTGGATTGTGCTCCAAGGTTCAGGCTGGCATCACATTTTTGTAACTTGGCTTTTTGTTTCCAGGGCAATGAACTAAAGTCGTTGGCTTCCTGTGGGTAAAATATTTTAGGTGCAAACAAACTCCATACATGCTTGCTGTCTGTTGCTGTGCAACTGCCTTTCATATTGCCTGCTGTGATATCAGCAATAGCAGTGCCCTTGAGAATAGGACACTTGCACTCTACTTCAGGATAGGCCACGCCGTTGTTGCCTGTAATTGTTTTGCCTGTGGGCTTGCAAGTGCTGGCAGCACACAATGCATACTCTCCGTTGCAAGTTGTGATGCCATCTGTGGATGGTTGAGCTAACACTGAAGTTGACAGCAACAGAGATGCTAATACGATTAATAGTTTTTTCATTTGTTTTCCTTTTTAAAATTCAAAGTTTACAGCTTTCGCAATCTTCTTCATTATCAAAGTCAATTGCTTCCAATGGTGCAACCACTTCGTCTTGACCTTTGCTACCTTGCTTGTTGATCAAGCTGTAGTAGAAAGTTTTCAGACCCCAATGGTGTGACTGCATCAAGTTCCGAGCAATCAGGGTTGTTGGTACTTTGCGATCTGCAAAGTGTGCAGGGTTGTAAAAGGTGTTGGTGCTGATGCTTTGATCAACATAAGCGGCAATAACTGCCGCAGTCTTTAAGTAGCCATCGCAGTCTTTTTGTTCCCACATCAGTTGATACCGGTTCTTTAGTTTGTGATATTCTGGAACCACTTGTGTCAAGCTGCCAGCTTTGGATTCCTTCACACTGATCAAGCTCATGGGCATTTCAATACCATTAGTTGAGCTAATCACAACTGAGCTGGATTCCACAGGAGCCACTGCCATTTGTGTGGCATTACGCACACCATGCGTTTTCATTTGTATGCGTAGTGTTTCCCAGTCTAGTTCTGGAGCGAAGTCTGCAAGTTCATTCACACCTCGAGCACGTAGTTCCCACGGAAACTCTCCTTTGCCGTAACGTGTGTGATCACTGCCCAGGCATCGGCCACGCTCTTGCGCCAGCTCAACTGACGCTTCAGTCAAGTAAAATGCCAGGTGTTCCATCCAGGTTTTGACTTCGGCTAGAGCATCCTTTTCACCGTAGCGGAGGCTTCGTTTGGCGTGCCAGTAGGCAAGGTTGGTAATTCCAATTCCCAGTGGGCGAATCTCATCGTTGCTTAGTTTGGATTGTATACTTAGAAAATCTTGATAATCAAGTATATTGTTAAGGCTACGGTGTAGAATACGGCAAGCACGGCGCATATCTTCGGGATTCCTGAAAGCTCCCCAGTTGATTGAGCCGAGTGTGCAGAGCGCAATGCGTCCCTCTGCATCGTCGAGTCTTTTAAATGATTTTGTTGGTAAAAGTATTTCACAGCATAGGTTACTCTGGTAGATGGTATGGTATTCAGGATCAAACGGTCCTTGCTTCATTACATTGTCAATGAACACAAGATAGATACGGCCTGTATCAGTACGCTCTTTCAGAATGCCCGACTTGAATACTTCTTCGGCACTCATGGTCTTCTTGCGAAGGTCTTTGCGCTTTTCGTATTTGACATAGAGTTCTTCAAACAGTTTAGTGTTACTGTAGAATGCCTGGTACAGATCTGGAACTTGGTTGGGATCAAAGAACGTTATTTGTTCTTTGTTTTTGAATCGTCTCCAGAAGAAAGCACTAAGCACAACCCCATAATCCATATGACGGACTCGGGTTTCTTCTGTTCCTTGGTTGTTCTTAAGCACAATAAGGTCATCAAACTGATGATGCCAAATTGGATAGAATACAGTAGCACTAGCATTACGAATACCTCCTTGTGAACAACTACGCAAATCTCCAAACCACTTTTTCAAGAATGGAATCATGCCGGTGTGCATGATCTCACCACCACGAATGGGTGAACCCAGTGGGCGTAGTCTTCCAATTTCTAACCCAATGCCAGCACGTTTGCTGGCATACTTGGCCATCATTTCACCTGAAGCAAATATACTGTCCAAATCATCGTCACTGCGGATAAGTACGCAACTACTAAACTGTTTAGTAGGAGTCCCAAGACCAGCGAGCACAGGAGTAGCAAGAGTAAACAAGCCATCACTAGCTGCGTTGTAATATTCTTTGATGTAGCGCATTCTCGCCGAGTTCGGTTCTTCTTTGTGAAATACAGTAGCGGCCGCGACCATGTATCTAATTTGTGGAGTTTCATAGGTTTGTCCTGTTGAGCGATTTTTTACAAGATATTTTTCAATCAGCTGCTCAATAGCTGCATAACTGTATTGTTCGTCCTTGTCATGATCCAGCATGTCATTCATGCGGTTCCAGTCATCTTGTGTGTACCACTCCAGTAGCTCGGGGGTGTACAAGCCGGTGGCCACATTGGTCTTTACAATCTCATACAGGTGAGGAGGCTCGTAACTGCCATACACATCCTTACGCAACATACTAAGACGTTGCTTGCCTGCAACAAATTGGTAATTGGTATGACCCACATCTGGGTTTGATTCCACGTCAATTAAGTCTACAATTGCTCTGAGCGTGATACCATCAATTTCTTTAGTAGTAATACCATCGTAAAAATGCAATTGTGCCTTGATTTCTACCATGCTTTGACTAACGTCTGCAATGCCTGCGCATACTTTTGCAATCTGTGTTTGCCATTTTTCTAACGCTAATGGCTCGCGCTGGCCTGAACGTTTTTGTACTATTATAGTTCTCATTATTACCTAATTTGTTGTTTTATTTCTTGCTGACTAACACTGTGATAGACTTTGTAGGGTACTGGATTGATATTTAACACTTGTTCTGGATCCCAATTAAGTATATATTTCTTTTTGTCTACCAGGACTAAATTGTCACTTCCGGTGTCTACCAAATAAGAATCCTGCAGGTCTGCACGATCTAGCATAGCTATAGTGTACACGATTCCTAGAGCGCGAGCAAGACTACAGTACATGTTGTCGCTCAATAATTGCCACGGATCTGGCCAAGTGGGCTGATCATCCCAGTGCAAATGATAAGCACGCCACGGAGCACAAAACCACCAGTTGTTAATCAGACGCAGAGCTGATTCAGAGTCGGCCTGGGCTGTTTGGCTCCGGAGTTGTGACCAACTTTCAAGCCGTTGCTCAAAGGTGGAGGGCCACATCAACCGAGATTGGTTATTGAATAATTGATTGTGCCCGAAATCGTATTGGTTGAAGAATAGGAAATCCGCACATTGGCGCCGTCAGCAGCAGCAGTTAACGTGACTCCTGTAGCACCGTTTTCTACATATTCATCAGTGTATGAGAATCCCGTGCCAAGTGCAGCTTGTCCTTTGACAGCCGACAATGTACCAGATCGTCGATACACATCACGAATGATGGTATAGTCCATTTTAAAACTACTGATATATGTTCCGCTGACATAGGCCAGGTTGGCTGAAGAATTATTAGCAATGATGTCTTGTATGCCTGCGGTACGCTGATATGTGCCCACTGCCAACTGATTGGCCATGGTGAAATTTGCCGCATTACTTTGATAGAATTCGATGTTACTGACATTCATGCCCAGGGCAACGCCATTGAGATTGTTTAGTTTGATTCTTGGATGCAGGCCATCGGAGTACTGAGTGGTTCTTTCAAACATGTCGCCCACACTGACATTGTTGTTACCATCAATATCAATCACTGGGGTAACAGGCGATGCAGCACCTTGGAACCAGTTACCCACATCATAAAACGTATTGTAGGCAGTGGCATTGAGACTAACATTCACAATACTGATGCCTTCAGCGTATACATTGTCAAAGGTATTTTGCACAATTCGTACACCAGTTGGCCCCACGGCTGGCGCCACAGTGTTGCCAAGATACACACCCTGAAACAAGGTATCAAACATGCTGTTACTGATGGTGCAGCCTTCAATCTGTTCATCTGTATTGGTGCCCCAGACCATGCCTGAGAATTCACAGTTGTTCCAAACTACATTTTTACAAATATAACTTCCAGTACTGTTCCAGGCCACACACGAAGTATCAAATGTTCCAGTAGTTAATGTAGACGTGGTACCTGAGCCGGCAACGGAAACATTATTAAATGAACAATTATTTGCTGCTTCTACTAAAATTCCGTTTTGTTCTGTTTGAGTAGTAGTAAACTTTATTCCAGAAATTTCAACGGAGCCTGGCGGCAGGGCGCTGTTGGATCCAATGTTTAAGCCAGTTTGTTGTAGACTGTCTGTTGTTCTTGCAATATATTCTGGTAAAGCTTCTGTAAGCCAGTATGTGGCAGATCCAATGGCGGTGCCAATGGGCACCGCAGCCAGGCTTCTGTAATATACAGAAGTACCAGTGTCATACACAAGTACACCTGATGCATACGCAATGGTGTTGGTCCAAGTCTGAGGTTTAAAATTGATAATTGTTGACTCTGCACCTTCGCCGTATAATTTGCAGAAAGGCGGAATCAACAAGGTGTCTGTGATAATGTATTCGCCGCCAGGAAAAAATATGCTGCGGCGAATTTGCGGATTCACTTCACGACAAAACATTTCATAAAATGCGCGATTGATATCTGCGGTGACATCAGTGGTTCCGTCGCCGGTGGCACCAAAGTCAGTGATTACTGCGTAACTGTCCAGTCTTGACTGTAGGCTTTGACTCTCAGGTGTTCCTGTGGTTCCACCTGTTTGCACAGCATATCCTGCTGCACTGCCCGCATATGTGTATTCAGTAGCATAGCTAAGAATATCACTAAATTCAGTCAGTACTTCAGTGTTGCCAATGACCGGAGCGCCTTCAGCAATTGTGCCATTACCAATATAGAGTTTACGATCATCAATTGCCCACCCTAGTTCAGCAGCAGCCAGTGGCTGTGGTAGGTCAGTTGCAAGACCTTTTCTTTGAGTTATTCTGGAGATTTGTAAAATTGCCACGATGATAGTCCTTGAAGTGTCACATATTTAGCGTGTGGCGTAGTACAGCTCAACTCGCTTCATCCACTCATTGGTCCAGTGTGCAAATTCATTGCCTTCAATCACGTACTCTGTGTATATAGGTTTGGCCAAGCCGCCGTCAGCCAGCACGTCAGGCTGTTGAGCCATTAAAATAACACCGCAGTCAATGGTGGTACCGTGAGTTTCGTTATGTGCTGCTGCATACGCTGCCAACTGCACAAAATAATCATCAATCCATTCACGTTTTTTGGGCTTGTTGGTCTGCTTGAAATCCATGATAGCAGGCCGATTTTTCCACACACCCAAGCAGTCTGTGGTACCAGCATATAACCCACTATAATAAACAGGAACTTCTGCGCCCCAAAATTCATTCACATGACACAATCCTTGAAGGATAACTTCTGCGGCCATGAACCAGCTGGGATGCGCAAACGGATTACCGGGCAAGGGCTTCATGTCGTCATTCAGCATGTAGTGCTCAAGATAGCTGTGCATGCGTGTGCCACGGTTGGCTGCTTCTGTGGTAATTTCTTGTGCTTTTTGCTCACCTACTCGTTTGCGCCAGTTGGCCAGCACTTGTCGCTTTTCTTCACTCTTGGTTCGATCCAGGATTGTGGTTACACTGGGTACCTTGGTTCCGTCGGGCAAACAGTAGTGTCGTTTGCCGTCTATGGTTTCTCTGTTGATGGGGGTGTAATTGTATCTGTTGACTATCATTTAAACTCTAAAACTTTCTCCACAACCACAGCGGTCGCGTTCGTTGGGATTTGAAAAATCAAAACCTTCATTAAGACCCTGGCGAACATAATCCACCATCATACCATCAAGATATACTTCGTGTTTTTTGTCCACCAGCACAGAAAAATCTGGTTGAGCATAATTTATGGTGCTGTTGTCGCCGGCGTGCTCATCAACATATTCCAACACATAAGCCAGTCCCGAGCACCCAGTAGTTTTTACTGCCAGGCGTATGCCTATACCACCGCGCTTTTCTAACAATTTTTTGATCTTGTTTCGGGCAGTGTCAGTGAACGAGATCATGTTTGATCCTGTAGTCAGCTACCGCTGCCTTGATGGCATCTTCTGCAAGTATTGAACAATGAATTTTAACAGGGGGAAGGGCAAGCTCAGTAGCAATTTCGCTATTTTTGATCGTTTCCGCCTGCTCAAGGGTACGTCCTTTGACCCACTCAGTAACAAGCGAACTTGACGCAATCGCGCTGCCGCAACCGTATGTTTTAAATCTTGCATCTGTGATTATTCCATCAATGACCTTGATTTGCAGCTTCATCACATCGCCGCAGGCGGGCGCGCCCACCATGCCGGTGCCTACCGTGTCGTCGCCTTTGTCAAAGCTGCCCACGTTACGGGGGTTTTCGTAGTGGTCCACCACTTTGTCTGAATAAGCCATACTGGTTCCTTATGTTAAGTATACTGCCAATGAGCTGACTAGTCAACCAGTTTGATTACATTGGACGTTTCATTGCTGATTTGGCAGCAGCAGCAACAATGTCTTGTGCTGCATTAACTGGCATTGCAGTTGGACCAATTTCAGCGCCTTTGAAAGTGATCACGCCTGAATTGGGATCCAGGGGTTCTATCAAGTTGCTTAATGGAGCCTGATCAATTAGACTGCCCAAATTTTGAGCATTGATATTGATGTCTAGGCTTTGCGCCAGACTGATAAATGCTGCTTGGCTAATTTGTTTTTGTGCATTAGTGTCGGTGGCACGACCGTTTAGAAAAGACACCAGACCCGTTAGTGCGCTGGGATCTGTGGTAGATGAAGCAACTTCATCTATGCGCATTATCTACGTGCTCGTCCAAGTGCCGCAGCAGGAGGTTCAGCACCCATGTCAGCAGCGGCCATATCGGCGGCGGCATCGGCATCGGCACCTAGATCGTCAGCGGCGGCCATGTCGGCATCTGCCGCACCTATGTCAGCACCAGCCATGGCAGCATCAGCTGCTCCAGGAATAGCACCACCAGGGGCAGCCTGACCAGTTACCACATTCAATGCAGTATCCAATTGTTGCTTGGCGCCTTGCAAGTTGCCAACCAGGCCGCTGAGTGCAGCAGTGGCATCTGTGTTGAATTGTTGAGCTTGTTCTATGCCTACTTGATTCTTGATTGAATCAACCAGAGCTGGCAGTTCTTTGAATTGCAATTCTGTGACATCTTCCAACATACCTTGCATTTTGTCTACCATGTCTTGCGCAGCCAGAACCACTTGAGCCTGTTGAACTTCGCTTTCGTTTAGACGTTTCATTGCACGGCGCAAACGGCTTTCGGCGGCCATCATGGCAGCGCCAGCCACAAGTTTTTGTTCTTCGGGGTTGAGTGTTTGTCCAGCAGCAGATTTTTTAATTGCAGCGGCAACCTTGGGATCCTTGGCAGCGGTGCCAGGTGCTGCAGGTTTGGGCTGTGCAGAAGCACCAGCAACAGGTGCAGCCGGTGCGATTGGCAAGTTGTCTTCCTGCAAGCGGCTAGTCAGAGCCTGCTCCATCATTACCAATTGCAAGTATTTTGGGTCACGTTCGCTGGTGTGGCGAGCAGCGGTGGCACGATGTTCACCCAACACTCCGCGCACACGGGTAAGCATTTGTGTGGTTTGGCCACGAGTAAGTTGGTCAAAACTAATACGTGAACCAAAGTAACTTTCGAATACTTTGGCTATTTGTTTTGATGGCTTAGGTGCCGATAGTTCTGTCAGTTTCATTGTTGAATCCTCTAATCTGTATGTATTTAGCCTGGTTTACACATTTCTCCAGTTCAGTACTTACCAAATTGTACTGGGCTATTTTTGGCTGAATTTTTGTAGTTGTAATTTCGTAGAAATCTTCGCTACGACTTTGCCGGGCCACACTACTACGGCAGTATATGTCAGCAGCCAGTGTTTGTTTTTTACGGTCTAAAATCATGATCATGTTGGTTAGCCCGTACTGATGTTGTATGTCTGCTGTACACCAGCTCATGGCCACACGTTTGTTGCTGAAACAGCTTATTTCGCGGTCCCAGGAGTAAACTCTAGCGCAGTCTGACTCAGTCACAATACGGTACTTGCCAAACACAATCACAGCACCGTCATCATCAGTTACTATGATTTGGTTGATATGATGTTTGAGTTCACGTGCAGCCCAACGATCAAGTTTTTGCTGTTGTTTTTGTATCATAGCGTCCGTATGTAATGTGTTGCCAACCAACCTATAGTGGCCAATAACACACCAATAATTCCTATGCCCCAGCTCAACAGTTGGTCAGTTCTTTTTTGAGTAGCTTTTTCCATCATGCTGTGGAGTACGGTCATGCTATCGGCTACTTTACCAATTTTTTCTTCTAGAGAGTCCAGTTTGAGTTCCAGTAACTTGTAGCGCTCTGCGCACAGTTCAACGTGGGCTTCCAGGCTCTTTTTTTCAATTTCAGTAGTGTCCATTAATCATTACTCCATTGATGTATTTACCGCAGAGAACCAAATGTTCTGGTCTGTGCCTGACGTAGCAATTGTGGGAGCCAGGGCAGGTTGCTCGGTAAGATTCAGCATCATAGGCACGCCTTCACAATCGCTCTTGAGTCCTGCCAAGGAATCTGGATTGTTGTACATTTCAAACACACCAGGAGATTCTGATCTAAACTCAAACTCCCAAACACCGTCCTGATGTTGGGGTATGGTGATATCTTGAGGCTGTGTACGTAGGCCAATGATCTGCAACAGAGTTTCCCAGTTGCGTTGTTGGTTGCGACTGTGATTCCAGTCTGCTTGATTGTGTACCATTTGCCCCACACGATCACGGAATGGTATTTCACTGGAACGAAAATGCCCAGTGACTCCGGTCTGACTGCAATCAAAAAGTGTGCGGCATGTTATCTTCATTCTAGGAGTATTTAATGCCAAAAAGAAACCCTGGATTTTTTACGTCCAGGGCTGCTGTGGGTCTAAACTGATTACAGGTTAGTGAAGCTAGCTGTAGCACTCACGTTGGCAGTTGGAATGCCAATGTTCAGGCCGCCTGTGGCGTTGGCTACTTGAGCCGCTGTAACTAGAGTAGTTGTGGTGTACGCACCACTTGGGTAGATAGCCAAACTGATTGTACCAGCTGTTGCGCCAGCTTGGTAAAGTGCAATGGTACCAAGTTGTTGAATTGAAGTCAACACGCTGTTCAAGTAACCGTTAACGTTACCAGCATTGGTAAGTGCGGCGTTAGCTGTCAATGTGAAGAAGTCAAGTTTTGGACCTTGAATCTGAACTGGACCTTGAGCGGCTACGTTGGCTGTTCCTAGGATGGAACCGTTTGCAACGTCGATTGCGAATGACGGTTGTGTAGTACCGTTTACTTTTGTAAATACTGCCATGATAAATTTCCTTTAAGTTAGTGGGACACATGATCCCTGCTTTTATTTAGTCAGTTTGGAAAAATCACGCTTCTTGAGGGTTGTTTCTTTGACGATTTTGAGCAGCAAAAGCATTGGGATCAAAGCGATTCACAGCCTTGGCATAGCCTGCAGGGGTGGCCATGACCCAGCCTTCTTGTCCTGGATGCTGAGAATCAGCCTGTTTCAGAATGTTCATTTTGAGATCATGCAACAGAATAAATGCAGTAAAAGCTGCGGCCAGGGCTGCGGTATTTGAGCTGGGACTCTGCAGATATTCCACAATGTTACGGAACTTTTGCGGGGTTACCTTGGTCTGTAACCAGTCGCCAAATTCTGGCAACAGCGTAGCACCGTTGAGTGGGCTACCAACCTTGGTGTTGATAAAGTCCACACACAATTTGGCAAGATCTGTAATCTTGTGTGTTCGTAGTTCAGCCGGATTAAACAAGGTGTTGATAGCAGCGCCGTCTGTGCGCACCAGACTACGCAGTTGTTTTTCCAGATTGTTGTCTGTGGCTATTGTGCCGGGTGTGGCAGGTCGTTCCAGCATCAGGCCCGGTACAGGATTAAACGTCACACCTTTGAGTGGCTGACGTGCATCGCCTACATCCGCATACATTGAGTGTATGGCAATACCAATTGTGCTAGCACCAATACGTTGACCCAGAGAACTTTGAGCAGGAATCTTGTATTCAATTGTGTTGGGGCGGAACACATAGTTGCCTGCAATTTCAGGAGGAGTGTTCATGTACAACAAGTCGCCCTTGACATAGCCACGGAAGTTGGCAGGTAGGGCAGATTCCAGTACTGGGAATAACTGTGCATACAAGTTGATCAATTCCGTTCGATCTCCGGCTCGCTTGCTTTGTATATCAGCCATCATTCTGGGACTGGTGGCAAGTCCATCATAGCCCTTGGCTTCAAAGCCCGAGCCATCTGTGAGCACAAATTCGCCTGTGGCGGGTTTGCGACCAAATATCACAGCAGGTTTACCATCCCACTTGGCAGTGACAGTTTTAGGAGATTCTGTGGCATGTTTTACAATTTCCAGAGCATCAACAATGCCTTGAGTACCACGGCGGAACACTAGATCTTCCAGATGTTCAATACCCTTGGCTCTGCCACCAACACCAGCTTGTTCAGCTTCCACAAGAGCAACATAGCCACGATTTACAATTCTATCACGCAAACGTGCCAGGAAGTGTGTGTCACTTTCGGCCACAGATGTAGGTTCTTGTAGGCCTTCACGGTCTAGATATTCACGAAAGTCTGCGAGCTTGGCATCACGCTTGGGATCAGTTGCCAGCGCAGCATAAATTGATTCCACATTTTTTAGATTGTCACGAGTGGCACCGCGTCCTAACAACACACTGGCCACATAGTCAGGATCCAGGCCGCCTTGCACCAGTTGATTTGTGGCTCGGCTGAACATGCCGTTGGCACCAACTTTGAGTCCAGCCTGTTTGGCAATGCTGCTCATCAACACGTTACGATTCATGCCCTTGTAGGCCGACCCTTCTGAACCGCCATAGTAGAATGTGCCCCAATCTAGGTTGGGAAAGAACATGAAGTCAGTTTGCACAAATCCTTTTTTGGAGTCGCCGCGGATGGGAGTTTTGAAATGCACTTCCCCTGCTTTGCGCACCCAATCACGTGGGTCAAGTCCTTGACTGGTGGCCCATTGTGTCAGCACTGCTGCTAGTTGTTCTTTGGTTGTTTCTCCAAGGTCTACGGCCAAGTCCAGGTCGCCGGATGTGGGCTTGCGGCCAGTGCTGCCCAGCCAACGATCTTCAGGGAATTCAATACCTGTCACCTGCTCAATCCAGGCAATGGTAGCAGGGACGTCAGCTTGATTGATGCGTTGTGTCAGTGGCTGACCTTGAGCATCTTTGAATACATTGCCGCCTTCTTGGAGATATATCATGCTCGTAATCCAAATATCTCTTTGAAGGCTGTATCATTTGTAGCATCTTGTGCTGACGCTATCAGTGACGCAAGCTCTGTATCAGTTAATTTTGCCTGTTGTCCAAATTGCTTAATCAAAGGCGAATCTGTTGACGCCGGTATTTTTTTATCAAGAATTGCTGTTGCAACTCGATCACCACCAGGTTTGCCAATGAGTTGTCTAATTTTCATTATATCTCCATCGTCTAATTTTATCCGGTCGGCCAATTTCTTGGCCGCTGTGGACATTCTTATTGCACTACTAGTAGAATTGCTATCAAATGACTGTATACCTTGTGCCGGGGCAATACCATCTCTTGTGAGCTGTGTCCAGGCCTCTTTTGGATTGACCCGGGGATCCAGTGTGGCATTGAATATGGTGTTGATGGCCTGATCAATGTCCTCGATTGCTTGCATGGCCGTGGCCTTGGTTGTTTGTCCTTCGGGGGTGGTAGTATCGCCTATATTATCGGCTAGTCGAGTGTAATCAAGTGAACCTCGCGGTTCAATGGCTCTGTTGACCATGTTCACCAGCGCAGCCTTGAGGCGAGCCTGTTCACCCGAAGTCAGTTGGGCAGCACTGGTGGGAGGAGCCTGTGTTGCAGGATCTATACTTTGTGCCATGGCTGTTTGTACTGCGTTTGCCCAGTCTTTCATCATGATTGGCATCAGTGTGGCTGCTATTTTTTGCCCTGCTGCCAGGGCTTGCGCTCTATTTGTAGTAGGGCCAGTAAGATCAGGTCCGGGTACATTTGTGGCAGCAGGTCCTTGTATGCCAACCTTGCCCAGTGCTGACTGCAGGCCAGAAGCTAGCCCGGCAGCAAAGCCCTCTTGTGTTACTTTTCTAGGTCGAGTTAATTCATGAATCTGCATGTGTTTTCCTAACTGATCTGGAAAACTTTCCAGCATCTTTTGTTCGTATAGCGTTGAACAATTTTCTTGTGAGATTGTCGGCTTGGTCAGCACCAAACTCTGTTTCTATTTGCTCAATTAATCGTATGGCACTGGCAATGATACTGTCGGCTCGAGTTTCAATGATCAAACGGCGATCACGTTCTACATACAACGTGTCCAGTTCTTCCAGTATTGATCGGGTCTTTTTTTGCATGTTTGCGGGCCTTTGGATTATTTAGCGATTTCTATTAGACAATAAATATCTACAACAAGGAATACCACATGAGCAGCAGCATAAACCCCAACAACATAGACGGCAACTTTCCAGTTGCTGGTCAACCCAACAACACTCAGGGATTTAGAGACAACTTTACCAATATCAAAACAAACTTCTCTACAGCAGCAACTGAGATCACTGACCTTGAAAACAAGGGCATTTTTAAAAGCGCATTGACTGGCACCGCCCTGGACAACAACATGGCGGACAATTTGATCTATGCCGCTGCCATTAGAGACTTCAGTGCTGTGGCAGTTCAACTCACTGCCACCAGCGGCTCTATCACAGTGGATTACAGCGCGGCTCATTATCAAGCTATCAGCACCACAGGATCCATCAGCCTGAGTTTCACAAACTTTCCCACCTCAGGTGCAGCAGGCATGGTTAGATTGAAAATTTCCATTACTAACACAGCATACACCTTGACTCTGCCCGCAGCGGTCAGCCTAGGTACCACAGGCATTCAGGGATACTCTGCAAACGTAATTACTTTTGCTGCCACTGGCACATATGAGTTTGGATTCTCAACCACAGATTCGGGAACCACAATTACTATATTTGATCTGAATAGACCACTGCTGGGCAGCGCGGAATCAGCTGTGGGATACAGTATAGGTACTGGTGGTACAGTAACACAGGCCACAAGCAAATCAACTGGTGTCACTCTAAACACCCGTTGCGGACAAATTACCATGAACAATGCTGCATTGGCGGCAGCGGCAGAAGTTAGTTTTACACTGACCAACAGTGTGATTGCTGCCACAGACGTGGTCATGGTCAGCATTGCATCAGGCGCCACAGCAGGTGCTTATAGCGTTCAATGTGATGCCACTGCTGCTGGTTCATGCAGAATCAGCGTGGGCAACAGAAACGCAGGTTCGCTCGGTGAAGCCATTGTGCTAAACTTTGTTGTGATCAAATCTGTTGCTGCCTAACTGGCTTTGATCTGTCCCAGTAGTTGTTTTAGTTTGTTGCTTTGAACTTCTGCTGTGACCTTGACAACATCACCGTGCTTGACCATGGGTTTGTCCCAGGCATGTGTGCCGTCTGCAGGTGCCGCCCAAGCTGAGTTGGCGCTTGCAGCAATCTGGCTCTTGGCCTTGATACTATCCATAATTGAACTTTGTGGTTTGTTGTAGCCGTTTTCGTCTCCACCTTCATCAGTAATGCGCATGGTTTCAATGTTGTACTCCAGATCAATTTTTTGACCAACGCCGGTCGAGCTTCGAGATTTCATACACTGTATTTGATATTTGCCGCGCTCTTTCATTGAGCGGCTGGTAAAGATACCAAACACATTGTCTGCTGTGTTGATTTTGCTAATACCACCTGAGATATGGCTGTGATCAAATTCCATTTCTTCCACTGCTGACCTGTTCAACTGACTTGCTGTTACCAACAGAATGCCCAGTTCCTTGGCCAAGTTGCGCAGTTCTTCCGATACATATTTGTCTTTGACAAACAAGTCGTTGGGGCTGACCTTGGCACTCACAGGCATAACCAAGTCAAGATAATCCACCATCACAAAGTCTACTCGAATGCCTGTTTGTATCTGTACTTCTTTTAGATATGCACGAATGTCATTTACATTGCTCTGTGCTGGCAAGCCCTTTACTCGATACTGGCCAGCTTTCTTTGCCACCATCTTGACCTTGAGTTCTGTTGAATCAATGTCCTTGCGAATCTCTTTAGTGCTCATGTTTGTGAGCATGGCGTCAGTTCTCAAACTAGTAAGTTCTTCGCTGAGTTCCAGTGTGATATACACACCACTCATGCCCTGCTGCAACCAGTTTAATGCAATGTTCATCATCACAAGACTTTTGCCCGATCCTGATCCACCTGCAAAGATGTTGAGTTCTCCGCGACTGAATCCACCATACAGCAGTCGATCCATTTGTGGCCAACCTGTTGACACTTGTCCACCTGAGTTGAAATACTTGTTGATCCTGGCTGCTGGATCTGCAAAGTAATCGGTGCCCATGTCCTTGGTCAGACTGATCTGCACAGCATCCTTGATCAGTTTTTCCACAGGATCATAGTCGCCCTTTTCCAGCAGGTCTGCTGCTTTCAAGATAGCACGTTCCAGTTCTTGACGCCGTGTGAATGCTTCAAACTCAGTCATGAACCAGTCATAGTGTCCTTCGTTGAGGTCTGGCACTGCATTCAACTTGATGCCCGTGGCTGCGGCAATCTGTGCTCGGTCCGGCAGAGTCTTGAACTGTTCTGAGTGCTCCTTGATAAACGCTGCTGCGGTTCTTAGATTGCGATCAAAATTTTCTGGATTATAAATGTTCTGCACCCGAACGTAGCTAGCAGCATCCTCCAGCATCATTTCTAGGAACAGTTTTTGTACATCAGTGCTGTAGTCTTTTAACAAGTTGTTTCTTTCGTAATTCAATTTTGATTCGGCTGGTTTCTCTAGCTTGCATGATAGTTATCAGTGCGCCTAGTCTACCATATTTCTTCACAGCATCGTTTACATCTTTGCAATCTTCCCAGGCAGGCATGCTCACTGCCCAACCCAGTTCTACTGCACGGTCAATTAGTTCTACGCCTGCCTGGTCTTGATCCGGCACTACTGTAATTTCAAGACCCAGGTTGCGAATCAGTCGGGCCTGAGCATCACTTATGGTGTTATGCATCAAGGCAACACCGCCAATGCTGAGTGCGTCAAATATGCCTTCTGTCACGATTACCTGAGTCCAGTCTGATCGTAACAGGTCTGTGCCAAACACGTATCCCGGCTGCATGTCATTTAGGTAACGTGGATTCCGATCATCTAGGAATCTGATAGTATATCCTACTATGCTATTGTGATGTGTGAATGGTATGATTACCTGTTCACGGCCAGGCCATGCACGTTCAGGACTAGTTTGTGTCATCACAGGATAATCATCTGGCACACATCTTGATCTCACATAGTTGCGATGCAGTCCTGTGCTACCAACTAGTTCGGCAAATGGCGGCAGGTCTCGTTCTTCAAACTTGATGTCTGCTAGAACATCTACTGTACGTTGTCTGTCATCTAGTATGCCGTGTATGCTTCGATGCCGTAGGCTTTCAAGATTGGCCAATTCTATTTCACGTTCGGACACACCCAACCAGCCCAAGAGCCTGCGGGCCTTATAACTTAATGTACGGCCAAGGATAAAGCTAGCGGTGTAGTTGCAGTTGAAGCAGTGATAGCTCCAGCCCTGCTCGTTTGTTTTGATGCCGCCGCGACTTCTGCGATCTGATGTGTTGCCATTATGGTCACAGCACACAGCATTAAAGCTGATCCACCCCGATGCACTAGATTTTTTCTTGGCAGGTAGATAATTCGCAATGCTCAGCATCTGCTTAGTGTAACAGATTTTTGTGACAATTGCAACGATTATCGGTACTGTACGTTCTGAATCAGGCCGTTTGAGAAGATTACGGTTGCTGCTGTTCCACCGTTGGCAAATTGCATGGGCAAATAGCCCGAGCCACCGTTGGTCACTGTAACACTGCTGACCACTCCAGTTGCACCCACATTGGCCTGAGCTGTGGCGCCTGCTCCGTCACCAAGAATTTGAACATAAGGTGCAGCATCATAGTACTGGCCAAGATTGGTCAGAGTGATGCCAGTCACCACACCATTGGTCACTTGCACATTGCCTGTGGCACCGTAGCCAACTGAGTTGTTTAGAGCCAGGCGCAGTAGCGGGTGAAAACCCACAATGTTAAAATAATCGCTCACAGTTTGATCCAGATATTGTCGGCTTTCGCTCACATCTGTCCACACAGCTTCGTAGTTTTCTGCTGCCTGTATCTTGACGGTGCCGGTGTAGTGAACCAGATCAAACTTGACTGTGGTAAAACTTGCACCGGTGGTGTCAATGTAGCTGGAATAGAATTCAGTCATTTGTATAGAATTGATTGGCTGAGGATTCAGTGCCCAGTCCGGATATCCTGTGGGCGCTGTGCCCACGTACTGATTCTTGCCGTAAAGGTCTGGCACTGTAACTGGTTGACTAGGCTGGAATTGTGGCAGTATGGAGTCCACAATGTTGCAGTCTGCTCGTGCTTGGCTGTTGGCATCCACATATGCGGCCTGCACATAGTTGCCGGCGCTGCGTTGAATACTGTAGCTGGCTGGCTGTGCTTGAATATTGATGGTATCTGCGGTGTTGAGCACTACCTTGACACGGCCCAGGGCCGAGCTTAGTATCTCCATGCTTTTGGTCAGCAACAGCTCATCTCCTGCTTGGTTTACAACTCGAAAAACAAAGTCTGAGCCCGCAATGTTCACAGGTTTTTGATCCTGATTGATGAATTCAAAGAGCAGCACATTGTCTACTCCTTTGTTGATTGTTAGTTGTTTTGCATACACAGGGTCGTACCTCTTGGTAAAATATCCACCGCTGGTGTCTACTAGTAACACGCGGACAATTTGTTGATAAAGATAAACGGTGGTGGAATACATGTTCTATTATTTATCCAAAATTCACGGACCATAAATACCACCGATGGGTAATAATATATTTGAAAAACTAACAGAGAAATACCCCTTCATTACCTTGTGCGGTTATGCAAATCAAGAGTATGTAGGAGTTGTGCAAAATCGTGACGAAATTGTGACAACTATTTACGACTTTGGATCAGTGATAGATCAGGCGGACAAAATTCTGTTTTTAGAACTGGCGTCTTCTTGGTGGTGGGAAAGCAATAGAAGCATCCCTATAAACATTTTCTTGCGTAAAGAATGGGATCAATTTCGAGTTACTTTGCGCACATTTGCCAACAAGGACCTGGAAATCTTGCACGGTCCCATTTGTAGTCTCATGGACATAGCTAGAAAAAAAAGCAAGAGAAAATCAATTACTCTTGTAAGACGGCTAAACTAACAGATTCATGTGCAGTGCTACCAGAGCACTGTATCCCATAGCATGAGCTTTTTTAAATGTGTATCCGCGACTGGTATCACCATCCCATACTGAATCAAACACCGTGGGCCAGGGCTGATTCTGTAGATGTGCCTTGCCCGGGCGTATGATTGATATAAATGCAGCCATTCTGGGTATGCTGTCGGGGCGCATGGTCGCCAGCAGGTGCTCATAATTGCCCACGTGAACCAACTGTCGTGCCCATTTAGGATCTTGCCATAGTCTTGCCCACGGGGGTGTAGCTGCAAGCACGGTTTCGTAGTGCTCAGGACTAGTAATCAACTGATACACACTCATGTTCAAAAAGTCCAGCTTGAAGTAGCCCCGTGATTCCGCTGACTCGTAGTCTATAGCAGCACAGTGATTCACAGGATCTTGTGGAATGTCTGTGACATACACTCCTGAATTGTGACGTCTAGGTCGCCCATCTGTGATCTGCCGTGCAGGTGTATGCTGAATCAGTTTTAGTATGTGTTCGCGGTCAGCAAAGTCAATGTCAATGTCTGCGCTCATGTTACCATCCTGCTTGTTTCAAAATGTTCTTGGCATAGGCCTGATCCTGGGGTCTGTCCTGAAATCGCTTTTGCCAGGCATCGCTGTCAATATAGGGCCATATCATAGCAACCTGTGTGGCGTCTAGTTCGCTTAGAAACTTCTGACCCGATTCTGAATTGTAAATTACCCAGGCACTTATTCTACCTGCGGTCACAGCATAGCACAGCACATTGGCGTTGCCATACCGCATGCAATCATGTGCAGGGCTGGCATTTTTTTCTGCCCAGTCTATGCCAAACTCTATGGCTCGTGTGAGTGCATCATCCACCGCTTCTACCTTTAGATGATCCACCAGGTACTCAGTGTACACCTTGTCACTGCACCAGTGATCAATCTTGCGATTGTTCTTCAACAGCCAGGCCATGAATCTGTCTGGGTTGATCACTCTAGTGTTCACACAGTAATGCCCAAACTTCACAAACGCACGATAATAGCTGCTTTCACAAAAAGTATCGTGTGTTTTGTTTCTGGCAGATCCTGCCATGCTTTCATAAAAGCGAATGTAGGCTTGAAATCCCAGTCTTGGTCCTGGTTCGTCACGCTGTTGTTGTCGACGTTTGGGTTCACACATGTGTGCTTGTATAGATGTTTCTCTCACAAACTCTTTTTTACAATATTCGCATACATGGGTCATTCTAGTATTTTATGCTCTTGAATGTAGTTTGTCAAATACTCGTTGACCTGTTGGTGGTGACCCGGTTCGGGGTGTGTCATATCTGGTGGCACATATTGAGTGCCAGGCGGATAAGTTTTGGGCTCAACTCCCCGAGCATGCTGCCAAGCTATGGCTCGCCAGGCGAAGCCTTCAATAATTTCAGGACGTTGAAAAAGTTTCAATCTGGGATTGCTCAGGTGCTCTTGATACAGGTTGTCGGCCTGTTGGAAAACCAACACACGATGCCCTCGACTCTGAATATCTGTTATGGCACTTATTATACGATACATTAGATCTTCGGTGCGATCCAAGATACTGTATACTTCGCTTTTGAGTTTGGTTTCTACAAATTGTTCACTGTCCCTAACTGTCCATTGATGTTGCCATCTAGATTCAAACTCTTGATTTTGTGGGTTACACCAGGCGCCTTCAAACTCATCAACCGTATTACAAATGGGAAGTTCAAGTCTAGATACAAACGTCAGACCCAACACATACAAGGTTGGTACTTGAGTGACATAACTGTGTTTGAGTGTGGTTCTAAGTATGCGACTGTTGGCACTGCCACCAATGGCCAAGTTCACAGCCTGCGGAATATTATGACGGCCAATAAAATCAAGGTTACGAGCAAGGTCAATGTGACCATTACCAACAGCGTAGCTATGGGTGTAACTACAGCCGTTGACTACCAGTAGTTTGATCATTTTTTGACATTGCCCGCATCTCGATGATATGCATCTAGTTCTTTTTGTGTGACCAATTGTGCCATTACATCAATCTCATCTTCCTTGTAGGTGGGATATATTTCCATCAAGGCCTTGCGTTTGGCACTGAGTCCTGCTTCCTTTTTCTTGGGAGCAATCCAGGGATGCCGCGGTGTGCCCATGCCTGGACTTATGGCTGTGGCACACAACCATTGCAGTTTGGGATGGCGGCCCATATCAAAAAAGTGTTTGTTAAGATAGTGGTTGCAGCTTTGTACATAATATTCTTGTAGTTCACGAGAGCCTTCTACTGCTGAGCCCCAACGCAACATCAGAAACGTGGAGAATCTCTTGCGCTCATCTGAATCAAGTTCATCATAGAAGTCTCTGTTCTTGACATCTAGTTGGCGCATCTCGTTCGAAATGTGTAGTCGATCACTCATGTTGTTTTACTCAATCGATAAATCATTATAACACGGTCCAGGGCATCTTGTAAAGTGGGATTGGTTTTGGCCATTCGGTGAATCTCGCCCCACATTTTGGAATCCATTAATGAGTCATGCAAGGGTTTGCCATCAGTGGTACGATAATCGTAGCCCATTACTTCACGTGTGCTGGGATCTGCGCCAAACTCTCTTCTGAACACTGTGTCGCCGTTGCGTTCGTAGATGTAGGTTGCGTCTGGTTTAAGCTGACCCATATCACCAAGCCTTGTTGTAGTCCACAATTTCACAGTTGCGGCTGATGTCTTTCACAAAGTACACACAGTCAGGTTCTGCATCATCGTTCAAGGGCACGGCCAGCATTTGCCCATTTTTGAGTTTGGGTGCAAACCACGTTACTTCATGATACACATCCAATATCTCAATATCCGGAAAGCTGGGACGGAAACTGGTTAGCGGATTGAATTGAAATACCTTAAAACCACGATCATTAATACTGGTCAAGGGCAGCATTTCTAGGTCGCCCACATCAGGTTCACCTATTAGGATTTGCCAGTCCATGGGCATCTTGATTGTGGTGTTGCCAATACGCAAGACCAAGGCAGGACTGTTGAAACTTTCCAGAAATATCAACGGGATAAAGTGATAGTCTGGGTCTTGTGGATTGCTGTTGTCCAGAATAGCAAAACGCATGTCATCTACTTCTTCAGGCAAATGATTCAAATCATAAAATGTATTGTCTAATGTTAAAATTCGCATGTGTTAATAATACAGTGTTTGTGCTGCAAAGTCAACCATTATTTGATCTTCATCCACTCTAGTTTCTCTGCAGAAAATGGATAGTTGGCTTCCTTATAAAAGGCCTTGCGCTTGGTCAAATGACGTTTGGCAAACTTGCATGTGCTGGTTATGTCCCAGATTTCCACGTGATCTTTGTCTTCAGCTTTTCTAATGCCACGTCCAATACTTTGTATCACCCGCACAAAACTCTTGCCCGGCTCTACCAGTACAAGATTAAAGATGCGTGGTATGTTGATGCCCACAGCGGCCACACCATAAGTGGCCACAATGATCTTGTCAGTGGCATCTGCCACCTGGTTGTATTCTTCCTGGCGGGCCGTTGATTTGGTAGCACCAGACACAAACACTGCTTTGTCTCCCAGGCGTTGTACCAGTTGTCGGCCACATTCAGTCCTGTCTACCAGCACCAGAGTGTTGCCTGTTTCGTTTACTCTACGGATCAGTTCAGCCATGGTATCTAGTCTGCCAGACTCTTCTAACAGGTACTTGAGCTCGCTTTGATAGTCCTTGTACTCCACATAATCCACCAGTTGCACAATGTTCACATGGCACTGTGCCAGTACACCTGCGTCTTGTAATGTGCTGGCACTGAGTCGACTGACCACTGGACCCAGACTGACCAACAAGGCCTGGCTTTCAAACAGTTCTTTTGGCACTGTCCCAGTCAGTCCCCATCTTAATGGAATCTGACTCATGGCACCTGTTAGCAGAGTCTTGAGTGCATCGGCCTTGGCCATGTGAACCTCGTCTACAATCACACACACCACATCTTGTATAAACTCATGAATGGTTATTTCTGCTTCACCAGTTTTGGTCAGTTTCATCATGTTGTTGAGACTCTGCCAAGTGCATATGGTATGCTGACAATTGTATTCTTTTCTGTCGCCAAAATACACGCCCACATCCAGGCCCATGTTGACATAGTCTTGCTCGGTTTGTGTTACCAGACTTTTGTTGGGCACAATCACAATGCTGCGACCATAGGCACTGACTGCATCGCTTAGTGCTGCTGTAATAATGGTTTTGCCTGCACCTGTGGCCACTTCTTGTATGCACTGCGGATTGATTAGAAACTTGTTGATGATTTCCACTTGATAATCACGCAGTACCATGGGCTGGCCAGCTGCTGGATGAGTCTTAGGCCATAGCACATGATTGTAATGATTTTCAGACACTGCTGTAAAGTCAAACGTGGTGGTGTACTCACGTTGATCATCTAGCACCGGGCTGTAGTCAAACCGGTCAAGTATGGGCATGATCTCGGGCAAGAGATTCACATAGGTGCTGCCACCTAGTTGGAAGTAGGCAATCTTGCCGTCCCATCTCCCCAGCCGCACTGCGGGCAGGTAACGTGCTGCTGGATTTTCGTACTTGAAGGCCGTGACCAGAGCTTTGCGGCAATCCAGATCAAGTCCTTCTATCTTGATGTTGACTTCATCTCGAATTACTATGGTGCATTGTTTCATTAGTGTTAATATACAGGTTATAATGGAATTTTGCAACTTGGAGTTTAATCAAAACGTCAAATTTTTATTGATAATTGTTAAACTAGTTTTTCCAATGATATCTTTGTTGGGATTATATTGTTTTTTAAGTTTTGAGTTAACAAATCTATCTGTGATACCTTGCCAAGTACAATGACACCAAATATGTCATTGGTGTTCCAGCGTGGTAATCCCCAATGCTGAGCCCAATTTTTTTGATATGGTTCCCACCACGTCTCAAATAGATCAATATCTATATCAGCCAATCTATCAATATTGTTCATTGCAATCAGAATTCTGGGTTTGAGTATTAACCAAGGTTTGGCTGACTCGTACATGCGTTCTATATTTGATGGCTCGTTATCCCGCCAGTATTCGTAAGGAGTTTTTCCTAACTCAGTCCAGCTTACAAAAATGTCGCCTTGTTTAATTTGTGTTGTAGTGGTTTGTAACCATTCGGTTGTCATTGATTTTTGCAAAAGTCCAGCTTTTTCTCGATAATCAATAGATAAAATTTTATTATTATTTTGAGTAAAATATCTTTCACACATGTGAATATATGTATTGAAATCTAGCCAAGTAGGATTTCCGTTGTATCTCTTTTCGTATATTTGATGTATAAAGTTAAAATATTCCTGGTCCTGACTCAAACACCGCATAACATCAACTTCAACTGATAGCAGTCGACCACATGTTACCAACTGCTCAACTGTTTGGTTGTAGGTCAGTGGTAGTATATCAGAATAATAAGGATTGTCCCATGATCTAAATGGTATTGGCACTGCCGAAAGATGTTTATAAATTTTTGAATAAGCCTGTCCTATTGAATTGTTTAAGAACAACAATTCAATAGTACTTTGATCCGAAAACGTTAACTGCATTATATATTTACTGCAAAAAAAACAGGTACCGTTTTAAGGGTACCTGTCAAAAGCCTGGGCCGGAGCCAACCAGCGCCCAGGATTATTGTTTAACTTCTTTCACAGTAAAGCCTGCTTCGGCCTGTTCGTCTGCTTCGTATTTGGTATCCACAGCGTACAAGAACAAATCACCATCCCAAATTTCAAACATATTATGCCACCTTCATGCAAGTTGTTTCTGCCAGACGCTTCCAGTTCAGCATGCTCATCCGGCGCAGGTCAGCAATTTTAATTGCCATACGCAGACTCATTTCACGCAGACGATTCTGGTTAGCGTCCATGAACGCAATAATCTCGTCTTGAACTTCGGGTTCAAAGTCGTAGTCTGCAAACAATACGCCATCTTTGGCAATTTGCTTGATGCGCAGGATCTTGTCATGCATGGTGTCCAGAGTCAAGTCCAGATAGTGGCATCGCGATTGCAGTGCATCCAAGTGGTCCCGCAGTTTCTGGCTCTTCATTTTGTCAAACTTCAAGTTAGTAATGAAGATGGCGCTGCCTTTGAATTCAAAGCTGTCCGGAATGCCTTCGCGGCGCAGGCTGCTGCTTTCACTCAACCACGAAATCTTGCGCTTCTTGCCTGAGTCTAACGCACCCTTTAGCAAGTTCAAGCTCACGTCGTCTAGCAAGATTGAGTCGCAGTCATCAAAAACAACCACGCAATTTTCGTCTGAATACTTGTAAAGTGTCTGGTACAAGCCAATAGGAGTAGCAGCACCCTTGACAACTTCTGCACGAAGCCGCTTGCCTGCCAGCTTGTCAAACATGGTGGCTTTTTCAATCTCTTGCTCCACGCCAAACGATTTACCAACTCCGGGAGGGCCACTCACAATCATTGCACGGATGTCGCCGCCAACGCAGGCTTTGGTCATTTCGTGCAGGATATCAAACCGCTCACGAATACGGTTAATTGCTTGTTCATCTGTTTCTGCTGGCGCAGCCACTGCCTTGGCAGCGTTGGTAGTTGTGTCTGTCATGCTACTAGTATACTCAATATCAGAAATGTTGTCAACGCGGATACGGATCGTATCTGCACAGTTGGGAAAATTGCCGTTGTTTTTAACAGTCACAAAGTTGCCTTTGGCTCCAGTTTGGAATCCCTTTACCAGGCTAAATGTAGTGTTACTAACTTTTTTGTTACGATACTCACCGCTAACGATTCGAATTGCACTCATAGTTGGCTCCTTTGGTGTGCGTTGTTTAAGTATTAATTATAGCAGAATTACGATTATTGGTCAACCAGACTCTGGCTGCACATGTTGTTATTTTTGCTCCATGATCTTCATAAAATTCTGCATCATGGCCAGGGCCTGTGTCATGCTTTGTTCAGGGCTGGGTTGCTGTACGCAGGCCGCTGTGACATTTTGCTTTTGAAATTGCACCGCGCCAGCCTGGCAAGCATTGAGGTCTGCATAGTTGCCAACAGTAGCAACACCGGTGGCCAGAACCAGAATCAAGTTATACATTACAATTCTCCTGTTTCAGTTAAACACGGTACTGCACTCAAACAGATCACCGTACATTTCTTCGTATGCCGCATCCCAGTCCTCACGAATCCACTCAATGACGTATCCGAGCTGGGCATAGTCATCTGCCATGACCTGCAGGTAGTGCAGAGCCTGCGTGGCGCTCATATCGCAATCAGCCATTAGACTCAGATTGCTACAATGTGCAAAATTGTTGCTGTCTCTATGGGCACTAACTTGGATAAATTGCTTGGTCATCTCTGGCTCCTGTTTGCTGTTTATGTGTTAATTATAGCAGAATGCGTATTTTGGGTCAACCGTTTGAGTGTTGTTTTTTTGCAACACAAAAACACTACACCTTGCTCAAAACAGTCATTAATTGTGCATGGATCATGCCCATTTCCGCCTGCTCCACATAGAAGTCTGTGGTAGGATCGTAATATGCGCCTTCTTTGTTGTCATAATACAACACTCTACCTGAGAAGTTGAACGGACCTTCAAGTCCTGCACGAGCAGTGTACTTGGTTCGCATCTGGTCCATTTCTGTCTTGTCTGCCAGTACCTTGTAGCCCATGCTGCTCTCCTTGTTGCTGTTTAAGTATTAATTATAACAGAATTAGGAATAAAGGTCAATCCCAGCTCTTTTTCTCGCCGCTGTGCTCGTTGTAGTTGTAGCCTGCACCGTAGTCTGCAATTTCTTGTGCTGTCATCTCGTTGCTTTCAATACGAGCACCTGACACACCGCCTACTCCGCCCTTGTGTGGGTTGCGGATGCGACCATAGTAGCTGTCTGCTGAACCACGATCAAATGGGCAACCGTGTGTGACGGTGTATGTGCGACCGTTGTGCTCTACCTTGTGTGCTTCGTCTATCATTTGTGCTCCTTGCTGTCTATGTGTGTATTATAACAGAACGGCAAATATTGGTCAAATCAGCGCCAAAGTTCAGTTATTGTGGGGTCTGCCACTTGATGTGGTTTTGGGAATCCGTGAAACACCACCAGTGCAGTGTCAGGAGCAATTGCAACCCCAGAACCGGGGCGGCGATGTACTCGGCGCTGAAAATCAAATCCACCGTCCAGGCATTGCCAACGGTAGCTTTGAACATATTTGTCCTCAAAAAATCTACGTTGGTTTACGCCAAGCACCTGGCCTAGATAATCTTGATCTCCGGGAAACTGCTTGGCCACTTGCCGAATGTCTTTGGTCAGTAGGTCCTGCCAGATCCAAGAAAACTTGGCAACATTCCACCACATCATGCTGGAGTTGAGTGTGACAGAGTTCTGGCGTTGCAGATATCTAAAGTCTCGTATGCCCCACAAGTAGTTGGTATCCTGGGCAGTGACCCAGTCTAGTTCACGTGCCACTACCACGTCAAGATCAAGATACAGCAAGTTGCCGGCAAAGTGCTCAGGATTGAATAACTGCATCTTGTACCACCAGGACTTTTTAGGGCCGCTAATTCCCCAATCATCCAGTACATGTTTGATCATGTGCGGTGGAACTGATCTGTCATGTTCAGTGTACACATGCATGCGTATGCCGTTGGGAAACACACGCATCAACATGTTGTATAGTCTCTCCACATACTGCCAATCATAACCAGTGCTGTGTATCACACACGCACAATCAACTATGCCGTCAGTGCTGATTCTATTCTTTTTAGCCATGTGCCCTTTTGTAATTCTTCCACAGTGTATTCAGTATGACATATTTCTATTAGCCATTGATCTCGATTGATCAAGTAGGGTTGATCAATCTGTACTATCGAGTGTGCAACTGGATGGGCCAGGCTGGTGGCGTCTACTATGGGCCGTGTGCCCGAAATGGCCGCCTGGATTCCTGGACCTGAGTTGTAATTGACCACGGCATGATAGTCAAAGTGCATGTCAAAACTGTCGTAGGTGTTGTTCAGTCGTATAGGACGCACCGGTACTATGTCGGATGGCAATCGATTCCATTGCACCGCAGATCTAGGGTGGGCTCGCACATGAATTGGTCTATCAGTGTACTTGCGCAATTGACGAATAGTGTCAGAGATCCAGACTTCTTGGTCCACACCAGTTAGTTGGTGACTGCGATTGTGCTGCGTTGCTACTAACACCGCAGGATTTGTGCTGGTGTTGACAGCTATGCTAGTGCCTAGTTTTCTTGGTCGGTCAAGATCAAGACCAGTCTTGTGTCCATAGTAGCCCTGAGACGTGATATGATTGACTGCCAGTTTCCAGGTGCGCCCACGATATAATGCACCAATTTCGATCACTATCACAGGCTTGTCCTGCGCACGATAATGCTCGTACACCTGTTGATTTGCAGCCATGCGACCATGCCAAAGTACACTCCATATGACCACTGCATCTGAATTCATGGAATTTTCTTGTGTTTGTATTCCACTGGCCTGCAGGCTATCTAGCACTGCGTTCATGACAGGTCCTGAGTTTTGGGCACACTGGGCCGGAAAATATGCTATGTTTTTTATCACTGTAAATACACTTATGAGATATAGTGTATGTACCACTTTTAACGTCGACGGCTACGAGAAATACGGGCAACGTATGATACAGACCTTTTTGCAAACCTGGCCTGCTGAAGTAGACCTGATTGTGTATGCTGAAAACTGTACTGTAACTGAATCTGCACCCAATTTGACAGTGTACGATCTTGTGACCGCAAGTCCCGAACTGGCGGCATTCAAAGCTCGATGGCAAGATGTACCCAAGGCTAATGGAGATGTCAGTACTGATCCGGTTCGAGCACGCCGCAAGGATTCTGGCAAAGGATTCAAATGGAACGCTGTGCGGTTTGCTCACAAGGTCTACAGTATTTTCCACTGTGCAAAAAACACGCCCGGCGATTGGCTGCTTTGGATGGATGCAGATACTGTTTGCCACAGCCCCATTACCGTCACAGATCTTCACAGACTATGTCCCAAGTCTCAGGATCTTTGTTTCCTGGGTCGTCGAGGCAAATATTCCGAATGTGGCCTGTATGCCATGCGGTTGACCAGTGTTGCTACTCAGGTGTTTTTGCAAAAATTTCAAACAGCATATGATGACGCAGAAACTGGTATCTTTGTTCTGGCAGAATGGCACGACAGTTTTGTGTTTGATCACGTGAGAACACAATGCGCCTTGAAGGCACTGGACTGGAGCAGTCATCTAGTCACTGGCGAAGGTCATCCGCTAATCAATTCAGACTGGGGCGCATATCTAGATCATCTCAAAGGTGATAGAAAAGATCTGGGGCGCAGTAAAAGAGCAGATCTAAAAGTTCCGCGCACAGAAGCGTACTGGCAATGAGCTGGATATTTCTAAACAAAAACAACAGTGACCAGTACATTGAAATGTTTGCTCACGGGTCAGGTGCGATACCCACTTGCCTAGAAACATGGTGTTACGAAGATAGCACAAACCCACTGGTGTTGCGTGGCATCATGAAGCACAAGATTATCAAACGCTGCTGGCAAGACACCCGTGATTTTTATTACATGGACACTGGATACCTGGGCAACAGACCCAGTCCAGACAATCCCAACGGCTGGAAATATTGGCATAGAGTTGTGCCCAACAACCTGCAACATGATGTTGTGATCCCAAGGCCTGCAGATCGCTGGCAACGCCTGAACACAAAAATGCGTCCCGAACAGCGGCACAGTCGCAACATCTTGCTGGTTGCACCCGACGAGAAGCCCTGCAGTTTTTACGGAATCACACTGGATGAATGGATGCAAACAACCATAGAAACACTCAAGCAACATACAGATCGTCCCATCCTGATTCGAGAACGTCCAGCATCTCGTTGGGATAGAAAGACACAGCGAGCTGAAGACTGGCTGCTGGATGTGCATGCTGTGGTCACATTCAACAGTTCTGCCGCAACAGAATGTATCTTGGCTGGTGTGCCTGTGTTTGTCACTGCGCCTGCCAATGCTGCTAGACCTGTGAGCAATCTAGATCTAGGCAAAATAGAAACACCGTGGTTTCCCACAGATGACGAACGTCATGCCTGGGCCTGCCATTTGGCATATGGACAGTTCCACACCACAGAACTGGCCAACGGCACCGCAGCCGCAATACTCAAGGAAACTTAACATGTATGAAAGTCACGGCTGGTGGTTCCCCGACACCGAAGATCACTTTCCCAAAATGCTGGCCAAAAGTGTAAGCAAAGGCGGACCGACCGAATATCAATATCAAGTTAGAAATCGGAGTTTTGGTCATGCAAAACAAACTCGTGTGGCTTTGGACATTGGTGCCAATGTTGGATTATGGAGCAGAGATCTAGTAAAACACTTTGACGCAGTAATTGCCTTTGAACCTGTTGCTATGTTTCGAGAATGTTTGATACGTAATGTTTTTGCTACAAACCTAGAAGTTCGAGAAATTGCACTGGGAAATCAAGAGGGTATGATCAGAATGATCATCACAGAAGGCAATACTGGACACACCCATGTTGATCCTGATAGCAAAAACGGTGACACACAGATCACACGGTTAGACAGTTTAGAATTGTCCATAGTTGACTATATCAAAATTGATTGCGAAGGTTTTGAGTATCGAGTATTACAGGGTGCAGAACAAACAATTCGTCGTTGCCGCCCTGTTGTGGTGATAGAACAAAAACCACACGATGCCTACAGCAAGGATTACGGGCAGTTTGCTGCAATTGGCCTATTGGAACAGTGGGGTATGATTAGACTGGATCAAGTAAAAGATGATTGGATCATGGGATGGAAATAGACACAACTGACAACATTGATAAGGGTGCCGAGGATTCTGCTACCTGGGCTCGTAAATGGACCAAAGAACGATATATAGCCAAGCACCGAGCTGTATGGGAAATAGCAGATGCTTATCTCAATCAGCCAGTGGGTCGACTGCTAGACATTGGGTGTGGATTTGCTTGGCAAAGCCGATGGTTTAATGAAAAATACGGTACAGAACTTTGGTTGTTAGACGGTGACAGCAAAACCAACGCACAAAAATCTAAAACTGCTAGCTATGGTAACTGGAATACTAACAGCAATGAACTAAAGTTCTATCATAGCTTTGACTTCCTAGATGCCAAGCTACAGGAACTAGGCACCAAAAATTATCATCTAGTAGATGCCAACAACATCAACATACCTAGCAATATTAAGTTTGATCTCATAACATCTTGGTTGAGCTGTGGACATCATTATCCTGTAAAAACCTACATAGAGTTGATGAGAAAACATTCACATGAAAATACTAGAATTATTTTAGACATTAGATGCAAGGGCACAGCCACAAACTACATTGGTGTAGATGGATTTGAAGTTGTGAATGTTGTGAGTAACGCAGGTGGCAAAAAACGGGCCAGTGTGGAAATAAAGTTACTATGACAAGTGAATATTACAGGGAATCAGTTCGTCTAGGACGTGAGTTCCAGAAAAATAATTCTAAGAATTGGGCAGGTTACGATGTGGTCAAGTACCAAGATCAAATCAGAGACCTAGTACAAAGATACAATGCTAAAACTATATTAGACTATGGTTGCGGCAAAGGACTACAATACACTGAAAAATTGCCATGGGGCATGATCAATGGGGTTGAACTACCACCGGAACAATGGACCACCTTTGACGAATGGCTAGGTGTTGAAGTATACAAGTATGATCCGTGTGTGCCAGGATTAGACACTCCTCCACCTAACAACATGAAGTTTGATGGTGTTATTTGTACACAAGTGTTGCAAACTATTCCTGATGCTGACCTACGCTGGGTATCAAAAAAGCTATTCTCACATACCGATAAGTTTTGTTTTGTCAGTTTAAATTTCCAACAAGTTGCAAAAAAGAAAAAGTTTTTTTATGATCCTGAACTATTTAAAGAACCGCGCACACGGGATTTTTTTAAACAGCATTTTGCAAAATGGCCAAAAGGGAAAGTATTTTGGTGGTGGAAGGATCGCCTACACTATTCCGGGTGGCTGGATGATCAGTTAAATACTACCTGGAACGACGTTCCTGACTCTTGGACTGACAAATATCAATACGTAGAGGCAATTTATCAATGACCATAATCAATTCTGACTATCAGGCACAATTAGTTGCCATGCACAGCAAGGGACAATTTATTAGAGGTAGCAAAATTTTTGGTAGTATACAACCATTCCTTACACAATATCAACCCACTAGTGTTTTAGACTTTGGATGCGGACACGGTGCTCTGATGACTAGCATACAACATGCCTGGCCTGACATGCGTGTGGAAGGTTATGATCCGGGTAACGCCGATCATAATCGTGTGCCAAAAAGATCATTTGATGCTGTGATTAGTGCAGATGTGTTTGAACATATTGAACCCAACCACCTGTCAGAAACATTACGCATGATCAGCAACAAGATGATCGTTGTAGGTTGGTTTAGAATTGCCTGTTATCCTGCAAAGAAACATCTACCAGATGGCCGTAATGCTCACTTGATTGTGGAGTCACCTGCATGGTGGCGAGAACAACTACTTGATAACATGAATATCATCATTGTGTCAGAAGAGATCTCTGTGATTGACAAAAGTCACAAGTGGCTTGACGTTGTTGGACACAACTATGATGTTATTGTAAAAAAGGCATGAACTTTTGATAAATGAGACCAGTTTTGCCATCCTGGTCACTCCAGTGTGCTGTTGCTAGATCATGTATCCACTGGCCTGTACTAAACTGTTGGGGTGTTTCAATGGTGCTCATGTCATGGTGTGCCACAGTCCAGGTAACTGCACTGGCATCATCTACCCAGACCGGCACACCTTCTAGCACAGCAGCAACACTGGCACTGCTGTTGAAAAATACTGCTGCATAAGCCGATCGCAAATTCTCCAGCAGTGTTGATTCAAGTGGATTTATCACCCTCACCTGCTGTCTAACATATTGTTTGTGTTGAAATTTGGTAAAATCTGCCATGTCAAACTTGCCGGGGTGTGGTCGTATCACAATCTCTCTTGTGGTGTATTTTCGTATCTCTTGAATTTTGTTGGTCAGCCAGGTCACAGGATCCAAGGTCTTCATACTAAATCCGCCATCACGTTGCATACCTATCAGGATGTACCCATCACGTGTTCGAGATGGTCGCATTGTGATCCCCAGCTGCTGTTGTATTTCTTGCCACTTGGCAGAACTGCTGTTACGGTTAGCATACTCAGCACGATCATAAAATGGTCCGCCAAGACTGTATCGAAGATATGTGCCGGTATTGTCTAGATACTTGAAGCAACTGGCATCAATGCACATGGTACGGAACCCATGTCTTTGTTGTTCAGCAATCACTTGTTTCCGTAGTGTGATATTTCTGCCACCGGTGTTTGTTGTGGCCCAGCCCAGCATTACTGCTAGCTTTGCGGGCTGGCATCTATAGTCCCAATCCACAACCACACTGTGTCCAAGAGCTCGTACACCTTGGGCAAAATTTTCAAGGCATGCTACCTTACGCTCGTGCTTGTGTGCGTTGGCCACACTGGATGCATAAACAACCACATCAACCATTGTTCAAGATCCGCCATGCTGTGCCATCACGCATTTCTAGTTCAGTAAACTGACAATAGGCCAAATGGTGTGCCCAGGCTTCTACTTCGTCTAGTGTGGGAATACGCGGATTTTCAATTGCACTTATACTTTGGCTGCACAATGGTCCAGCAGCATTTGGTCCCAGTGTGATAGCTGGTCTGCCATACAGCAGAGCTTCTCCGGCTGCAATACTGCTAAACGTGACCAAACAATGTACATCACGATCTAGAGCCATTTCCATGGTGTCATGGTTGACCCTGGTACTACGACCTTGTTTGGTACGAATCATCACAGGGCGGTCAGTGTGCGCACGTATTTCTGCTTGTACGTTTTCCAACCACTCTTCAAGAACAATATCATAGTTGTTCAAAAGTTTTTGACTAGGTGGAGCAATCAGGATATTTGTACCTTTTCGCATTTTTTTAATTTGCACACCAGTTTTTTCGAATCTGTCTCCGGGTCGTTCCACAATGTCACCAAACCATTGCACATCGTTTTTAGTTATGCGATGAAATATTTTTTTCTTGCCATTGCCAAAATATCCTGTGTCCATATAATAAAAGTCTCTACCTGTATCTTTGCAGACCTCCATTTGTTTGCGTTTGGTAATACCGCGCAACACAACTGGTGTTGTGTTGAATTCTTCTTTGGCCCAGTTGCTGATTTGGCCTCCAGCACCTTGCACAAAACTTTGTAGTATGGGATCGTACATGTGACCTTTTCTTTCGTATCTGTATTCACTGTCTGTGCTCACTATGTTGTTCACAGGCAATTCAGCCAGCTGTTGTGTCAGTACCGGCAAGGTTATACCATACACTGATCCGGCAGGATCCACACGGTATTTCAGCATGTTTTCAAACAGTGCTTTGACATCTGGTGGTGCCTGATCAAATATGCTCGGTGGTGGCGGCTCTAGTGGTGGTGGCGGTAGTGGCTCTACACATTCATCATGTGGTAATTCTTGCTCGGTCATTCTATATCACGCTGTTGACAGTATTCAGTGAGTATACGTTCCCGGTGCCACTCATTGCCTTGTGGTGTGTCAGCAAACTCGTGAAAACACGGCGTACCCAGGGTGTAATGCAAGAGCTTGGCCGCAGGGTTTGGTCCGTATTCATCAGGTAGCCAGTTCCATTCAGGAGGTAGAGCACCTATACGGTCATCGTCTATCCACGAGAAGCGGTGGAGCTCACTGCCGGTGCTTCGTTGGACGAACTCGGGAGTAAGAGCCCGGTTAGGAAAGCTATTACAATTCCACAGAATAACACTACTCCAATTTTTTCGAGGATAGTCTTCATTTTTTGCTCCTAGGTATTTTACAGGCATACGAGTTTTGTAGTCATGTTTGACCACTTGTACATCTTTGTACACATCTCGCAAGTTCCAAAGTTCCGCAATGTCTCCACGCACAATCATGTCACCATCTATAAAGATAGCATGACCAGTGTACTCCATCAAGTGCGGCACTAGAAAACGTGTGTAGATAAAATGATTTGAGCCGTCTGTGTGTGTTTCTGCATAGTCTCGGAACAGATTTAAGGCCACAGGCACAATGGCCACAGGTTGAGAACTATTACGTATGATACTGTTTACACAAGTATGGTACGCAACAGCTTCTCTGGGATCGTAGCCCACGAATACAGGAATTGGTTTCATTGGCGTTCTATGTCTTCCTCAACACAATCTTTGCCATACTGAATCTCAATCAGTTTTAGAGGCTGATCAGTTTCGTTGCACAGCTGATGCCATTCACGACATTCAATAAAGGTGTGTTCATGCACATCTAGACAGCACTTGACATCACGGTCTGTGCTGGGCTCGTCCAGAGTATACACTGTTGCAGTGCCTTGGGCCACAAACCAAAACTCCTGTCTAAGATCATGACGTTGCATGCTCAAACAAGTCCAGGGTGCCACAGTGAGTTCTTTGAGTTTGGTATTGGCACCCACTTCGTGCAGCACACGATAGTATCCCCAGGTACGATCAGTCTTGGGTGCCTTCCATTCTTGTAATATCCAGCTGCTGCTATTCTTTTTATCTTCGCCGCCTACCCCAAATTTAAAGATCACATCTTGCACTGCCATTTCAGGAATGTTGACTGCTGTGCGATCGCCGCCGTTGGCAAAGATAATTTCATGATCGGGATGCAGTTGTTTTACTGCTTCGATTGCAGCACAGCTCGATCCGTCAGTGTCATCAAATTCAATCACTCGATCAACCACATGTAATGCTGCCACAACAGCAGCACGTTCAGACCAAGGCATAAATGCTGACCCTTTTTTGCGCTGCAACCAAGCGTCACTGTTGAGGCCAACGTACAGCTTGTCGCCAAGTTCCCTAGCAGCATTAAAATAAGCAATATGTCCGCTGTGAATTGGGTCGAACCCCCCAGTTACTAATACAATTTTCATACTGGTATTTAAACGCTGATTAGATCAGGTCTAGTTTTTCCCACGGCAAATGGTCTTTGCCAAAGTGTCCATAATTAGTAGTTGATCTATAAATTGGTTGAAACAAATCAAATCTCTTGATAATGCCCGTCGGCGTCAAGTCTACATTTTTCTGAACCCAATCAGTGATTGCCCGACTATTGCCATCACTTTCTACATAAAAACTCATGGGCTGAGCCATTCCAATTGCATAACTGATCTGGCATGTGGCCCAGGTGGCCTGGCCACTGGCCACAATGTTCTTGGCAAGATAACGCATCATGTAGGCTGCACTGCGATCCACTTTGGTAGGATCTTTACCACTAAAGGCACCGCCACCATGTGGGCAGGATCCACCATAAGTGTCTACAATAATTTTGCGACCAGTTAATCCTGTGTCACCATCAGGTCCACCAATAACAAAACGTCCTGTGGGGTTGATGTAGAATTCTGTGGAATCATCAATGTATTTTGTAGGTAGTACATCAATGATAATATTTTTTACAGTTGATCGAACATGCTCAATATCCACCAAATCATTGTGCTGAGTGCTACACACCACCTTGGCTATACGCATTGGTGTGCCGTCATCATGATATTCAAATGTAACTTGCGACTTAGCATCGGGACCTAACCAATCAACTACTCGGGTTTTGCGAACTTCGGTCAGTCGTTCAACAATACGATGGCTCCAGTAGATTGCTGAGGGCATGAAATTTACAGTTTCATTACAGGCATACCCAAACATCAATCCCTGATCACCGGCACCAAATGTATCTGTGCCAAGTGCAATGTCAGCACTTTGCCCGTGCAGTAAGTTTGTAATTTCTACTGTGCGCCAATCAAATCCCGATTGTTCGTATCCGATGTCTTTAATAACTTTACGAACTGCACTATCAACTTCTTCTTGGTGTAGTATACCCTTGTATTCGCCTGCAACAATAACACGATTGGTAGTTACCAACGTCTCGCAGGCACATCGTAGTGCAGAATCTTGTTTGGTCATCACAAGATCTAACACAGTATCGCTAATTGCATCTGCAATTTTATCTGGGTGTCCTTCTGACACCGATTCACTAGTAAACAAATAACTCATTAATTTCCTTAAATTTGAATATCTTCCATGCCGGCTGCTCGTAATCTCACCACATGACCCAACATGAAGTTTTTGCTTTCCATGGCTTTCATAATACCCAGATAGCGATTTCTCAAATAGGCCACTTCGTTGATGATAGTTTCAAAGTCAATCACCTCGTCTTCGCCATCTACATATTTTTCAGCGTCTCTGCTGGTCAATGCTCTGGCATATGCTTCAAGATACTTTTGAAAATGTTTTCGACGAATCTTGCGTAGCTGTATGTTGAGATGATTTAATACAGCTTCGATTTCTTGAAGCTGATTGAATCTATGTTCGGTAATACCAGGTAGTGCTGAGATATTTCTTTCAACTAGGCCGCCAATGGCGCAATCACGCCGTGCCGTATCAAGTTCTTGCTCAAAATGAGCAATAAAATCTGGGAGCAAGCCTAGATTATTAGTAACACGGTTAAACCACATTTTGTATTTCTTTAACAAGCCAAGGGAAAGTCTGTTTCCAGTCTAGCCCACGGCGGCGATCAATTTCGTTTAGAAAAATTTCTAATTGATTGATTTTTTCTTGATCACGATTAACTGAATTTAATTGCAAGTAGATTCCAGACATATAAGATTTATATTTTCTATTCCATTCTGTATCTATTTGCATTGCTGTTAAAATATTATCAAAATCTTGTTTGAAAAAATCTTTTCCAAAAATTCCAGGTTCTAAACATTTATGTGTGTGTACCACCGTACCAAAATAATGTCCAATATTTCGAGTGTTTCTATGGAGATTTACGTAGTGAATTAACGGTAGCATAGTTTTTATTGTCAACCCTGTAATAGTCTGATTTACATTTAATACTATCCATTTTTCGTTTACTAAAAATTCAAAATTCTTTTTCCATAATTCTAAATCAAGTCCATATCTAACATACTCTTGTTCTTTACCAAAACAATCAATACTGGCAGTTAAATCAAATCTTTTAATTTTGTTTGTATCTACTAATTTTTTTATTTCTAGTATAATTTTTTTAAATTTATCGTGTTTGATATTTAAATTTGATATTACATTAAATTCCAAGTTGGGATTGGCCCGACTATTAAGAAATTCCATGCATACAGCAAAATCTTTTTGATAAAATGGTTCACCACCTAGAATGTTTAGTCGTTCTAATGTGGAACAATTGCTATCTAGCCATTCCCAAAATTTATTTTTTAATTTAACATGGTCCAGGGGCGTCACAGCTTGATTTTTAATTTCTACTCCGCGATCACTAAAATCACCAAATTGAATATTTTCTTGTTGTATTTTACTACTAAATCCGTCCCAACAATACAGACAACTCATGTTGCATACATTGTCCAAGTAAACTTCAATAATGGTTGGAGATACTCGAACAACATTGGTATTGGTATCCAATTCTACAGGAACTTGATTTGGAATTGTTAAATGCAACATTCGATCACTTGTTCCTCCTGCGTCTTCTATATTTTTGCAATATTCACAGCCGCCGGCGGGCCATTTTCCTTCTAGCATCAACTGACGATCAGATAATTGTTTAGGAGTATTGTGAAAATCAAAAGTGTTGCTATCAACATCAACCACGGATGAATTAACTCTATGACAAGAACTAGTTTCGCCTGTGTACAGTCGTATAGTGCTCCAGGCCCATTTAAGTTTGCAAGCAGTTTTTGTATTGATTGGAAAGAATTTGTCAGTCATTAATCTTCGTACTCAGACTCAATATCGTCATCCTCATCAAAATCTTCTTCTTCAGGTTCGTCGTCAAGATCCTTGATGTACGCAGCCAATGCTGCCTTGACATCACTGTCGCCTTTGAATGTGGTGCGAATTTCGTCCGGAGCAACATCATTGTCGACCAGTACAGAAACCAATACTTCTGCTGCTTCGGAACGATCAACTGTGTTGATGTATCGTTTTAGTTCATTCCAGATTTCACTTGATAGATCCGCTGACATTTTTATTCCTCCGTTGTTGTTTCGAGTACTGGTTTTTCTTCTTTCTGATTGGCAAAGTCTGCCATCAGTTTATCTAAACATCCGCCTTCGTTGGCTTCCCACTTTTTACGGAACTGTTTGATAATTTCGCCGTCGCTGGTGACAAATACCAAACTGTTGCCCTCTTTCTTGAGAATCTCTTTCTTTTCTGCTAGATCAACCAAGCCTGAATGTGGACTCATGCCAGTTGAGTAAGGAATTTTGACCTGCATGCCTTCAAAAGGTTTGGCATAACGTGTTTTCATCACTTTGCAGCCTGCACGAATACCCATGACATCAGTAATCTTGTTGCCATCTTCATCTTCTTTGAGTTTCATTTTCTTCATGGCAACCACGATTGAACTTGCGTAGATAAAACCCTGACCACCTGAGATCTTGTCATCTGGGTCAAACATGTCTTGGCTGGCGTAGGTATGATTGGTACAAACCAGGCCCACATTGTAACTGCCAAACATGTTGACAGAGTTACGAACAAGACTTGTCAGTGCTTTGGGTTTACGACCCATGTCACCTTTCATATCACCTGCTTCAAACTGATTAACGTCAGTGGGAGTCAGCAACATGCCCAATGAGTCGATGACCCACAGCACTTTCATGCGTTCGCTTTCTGGCAATGCTTTGTACTCTGTCATGAATGTTGAAATAGCCTTGGCCACGTCATCAATCATGCTCATATTGAGTTTGAGCAACTTGTCTTGACCTGTGTCAACGCCAAGAGCATGTAACCAAGATTCGTCAAGTGCGTTTTCTGTGTCCACAAGAATAACAAAGATACCTTGATCTTGTGCGTTCTTTACAATATTGCCACTACAGATATAACTCTTGCCAGCGCCGGATTCGCCGGCAAACACTGTTACTTTACCCAGTGGAATGCCTCGATTGAAATCTCCACTGATAAGATAATTTAATGCATAGTTGCCTGTTGAAATCCAATCTGTTGGATCATTAAATCCAATGCTGAGGCCTTGGATGCTTTTTGTGATGTCCTTGCGGAACTTGCTTACGTCAAATGGTTTTCCCATAATTATTCCTCTATAATAATATTTTTAATATGCTGATACGTTTGTATTTTAGCACAAGCATCGTCCAGGTTGTCAATCTTTCCGAGTATAAGTTTTCCATGCCCTAGTTTTTTGTTATAAGGATCTATGTTGTGACTTTTGAGCCAATTGATATACCCCAAATCTTCAAAACAATCATAGTCTTTAAAACAAATACTAGCCTCACCACTGTAGTAATGAAGATTTTGAACGTTTTGATAATCCAATGGAAGATTGTCTTCATACAAATCAATAAATTCTTTGCCTAATTCAACATAGTGAACAAACAGTGTTCCTGCTGGCATACTAAATTCAAAATGAGTATAATCTTCATCCGCTAAGGGATGTCGACGGTATTGATCTTTGTTAAAACTTATATATACCACTGGTACAATTTGTTTCTTTTTTTCAATTCTATGAATAAAAAAGTTTAAGTTTCTGATTGCCGTTTTAAGTTCAATATTTGCCACGGTAAACAGTCTAGTTGGTTTTCCAAATTTACCAGATAACTGCTCAAATTTTAAATGCAAGTAATTAAAATATTCTTGATCTTGATCTAACAAATTTTCTTTTATGTCAATAAAATTTTTTAAATATTGATTGATTGTAACACAAGATTGCATTAGTATTTCAGCAGACTGCTCTAGAGACATTAACCCAGCAAAGGCTTCTTGTTGTTCAAAATTACAGTTGACTAGGCACCAGCGCAGTTCTTGTATCCATTTCTGAACAAAAGCATTGTTGTTCAAAGTGATAGTAAAAGATGCTTCGCCGTTGGTACCTAGCACAACCTTCATTACATTACTTCTGTTGGCGGCTACGAATCATGGCCAAAATGTCTTCGGCTTTCTGTGCTGGTTTTGGAGCAGCAACAGGCTCAGCAGCAAAAGATTTTTCTGCTGCCGCAACATCTTCGTCAAAATCTGCAACTGGAGTAGGTGCCAAACGTGCTGCCGGCACAGATGAGTCATCAGATGTTGCGCTGCCAGCAGGTGCGTTGACACCAGCAGGGCGGAAGTATTGACCCCAACGCTCTGTATTGTAAGGCTGTCCATCTACCGACGCTTCGAACATTTCCTTGATTACCTTGAGCTCAACTGCGCTGGGCTTCTTGGGCAAGAATGTGCTGAGATCATACAGGCCATGTGTGGCCACAGCAGCCTGTTCAGCTTCGGTCAAGGCCGATTCCTTACGAGCCCACTTTGATGTGTTGTAGTCTGCATATCCGCCCTTGCTTGTTTTAGCAATGCGGAAATCCAGTCCACGCAACATGTCAGTTGGCAATTCTTCCAGTTCTGGATCCATCAGTGCGCCCTTGATTAGGGTAAACAACTGAGGTCCAATGATGAACTTGCGAATAGGATTGTCCGGTGTTTTGTCGTCGCCAATGGGATTCTCACGCACAAAGCCCTGGAAAATGTAACTGCGTTTTTTCCAGTACTTGCGACCCATGTCTTCAAGACTCTTGTCCTTGAACCATGTGCGTACTTCTGCCAAGATTGGGCAAGCATCGCCCCACATCTCAACGCATGGTACTTGAACCATGACTTGTTTTGAATCCATCTCACCTTTGACACCATTGAATGGCAGTCGAATCATTGCTCGCTCTGCCCAAAAGAATGTGTTTTTTGTGTTACCGTCTGGCAGGAAACGGAGTACGGCTTCTTTGCCTTCTTCCATGTTCCAGTGAGGGTAAATTGATTTGTCGCCGCCTCCAGTGGATTGCCCACCTTTGTTGCTGTCTGCGGCCTGTAGCCGTGCGCGGATTTCTGCTAATGATGCCATATTGTGTTGCCTTTCTTGTGCGTTAATATGATTTTAAAAATTTAAGATCTACTTAAATGTTGCCTACAAGTTATTATAACACAGCTTGTCTGTGTTTCCTACCACGGTAGCGAACTTTGCCTATCTAGTTGCTTACGGAAGGGCATGCCACTACACGCCCTTCTTTGTTTTATTTATGTTATCTGATCAGTGCCAAGGATTTTATTCTGGCCAAAACAGCATCGCCTTTGCGGGACTCATACATGCCGCCGCCACATTCGGCCAGGCCGTGTTCTGGACAGTACTCACCTTCTGCGGTCATGTTGCATGACCCTTCCGCAACTGGTGCATCAAATCCGCTCATGACTTCAAATGTGGAGATTGGATCAGCTTCGGCTACTGGTGGTGTTTGTTTGAGTTTCTGCGCCTTTTTGTACTCTGCATCCGGATCTTTAAATCCTTCGTCGCCTATTTTGTGACCAGCGTAGGCGCCAAAGGCTGCTCCGGCCAGTGTGCCAAACCCTGGTGCTACGCTGCCCAGTGCTCCGCCTGCTAGGCCGCCTGCTATTGCACCCTTCCATCCTTCGTCCAGGCCAATGTCGTCAGAAAAACGGTCAGAAATCCATTCGTACGGGTCGCCGTCACGAGCTTTCTTTGTGCCATATGGCATATCATCAAAGTAGTAATCATACAATGCATCATACAATGGGTCACTCATGTTACCGGTTTGAGTAAAGTCTTTGACGTCACGACGGAATGTGTTCTTGATGTGTTCTAATGTGCTGCCGGTTGAATCTGTCAACACGCTCTCTTTGACTGGAATGCCAGCATACTTCAGCATGGTGTTGAGTTCTGCGGATTCTGCCATTGCAGTTTTAATTGGGTGTTTCCAATCTTGTTTTAACTGTGGCACAACTTCATCATATGCTTCTTTGCCGGCTGCCTTAAAATCTTTACCAAATTGCTTAACTTTTTGAATACCACTCTTGACAGCATCAACCACGCCTTCATCTATCTTGCTCCAACCAAGTTTTCTGCCATCGGACAAAGTTACCTGTACAGGGCCATCAAGCATTTTGGCCTGAAGTAGTTTTACAACAGTAACAGGTCCACCCTTTGGAAACTTGGCGTCAACTAATGCTAGCCATTGAGATTGTGTGCGACCTTTGGCATCAACACCCGGGACTGCACCTTCCCTAATAGGCGCATACTTGATATTAGAAATGGCTGCTAATTGTTCTGGATCCACATTACGTTGATTACTGTATTGCATTCTGTTAAGTCTGTCCCGGAACATATCAAATGTTTTTCTAGTGTCCTCGTCATCGTCTTTGCGGCGTTGGGTATCGTACTCATCACGAGCCATTCTTTGCTGAGCTTGATGTGCTCGTTCCTCGTCGCCGTATATTCCACCACCAATGTCACCTGAACCACCAGTACGTCCAATAAAGTCTTGATGCATTTTATCTAACTTCTCTTGATGGCGTTGATTTGCTCGCTGACGAGCCGCAGTTCTTTCTTCAGGACTGTCGGTAAACCCCTGGGCATGCACACGCTGGCGATATTTGTTAAGAGGGTCATCGTCTTCTGCCACTGGCACTGCCGGCGCAGCAGGTGCTGCAGGCGCAGCAGGCGCTGTTGCTGGTTCAGTAGGATTGCCGGGCACAGAGGGTTCAGGCATTTGAATGCCCAGTTCGGCTAGACGATTCATAACTTCTGTATCGTTCCAGGCATTGGCTCTGGGATCTTTCTCAGCCAGTTCACTCAATCGATCAAACAAGATATCATCGCCTACCAAGTCATACAGTTGTTCTGTTGCATTGATAGCATCAGGCCCCACAATCAATTCTGATGCCATCATGGTTTTTAGTTTGTCCAGTTGCTCCGGAGTCTCAGGAAGATTCCAGGTTCCTTCGGCCAGGTTATCAATCCACGATTCAAATATTTTTGCTTCTTTCATATCAAGTCCTTGTTGTATTTTGGCCAGCAACGGTAGTGCTTGCTCAATTCTTGTGTCGATTGTTTGTTCCACAAACAATGTTTTGATGTTTTCTACCAGCTCTTCTTGTTCGGTGATGTCCGCAGGATGCCAGGATTCGAAGTACTTGGAGTATCCACGACTGGTGCTCATTCTCTTGAGATTTTCACGTAACTGCTTGTAGTAGACCTGTGCCTGCGATACCACTTCTTGGGTAACGCCTTCCAGTACTCGGCCGGCGCTGGCACGATTGAATCTGGCCAGCGTGGCAATTTCATTTACCATTTCAGTCAAGTGGCAACCGCGAATGTCATAGGGCTTGCCGCCCTGTCGCACATGTTCCAGCATGGCTCTGCCACCTGAAAGGTTTCTGAATCCCAGTCTGAAACATTCACCATCTGCTGTTTCCACAAACAAACTTTCCACATGACGGAAACGTGCATCGTTTTCACCTAGTGGTTGGCTGTGCTTGATCTTGAGTCTGGCCTGTGTGGGTGCTCCAGCATAGCTGATGTTGCGATTGCCATAGTAGCCTTCAAACAGGCCTTCTTGTATGGCAGCAAGTCCCTGCATGGTATGCTTGAGTTGGCTGATATCTGCTATGGTATGTGTCCAACGATTCATTGTGGCTTTTTTGCTGAGATGCTGTATAAAGTCAAAGAACTCGTTTTTGTCCGAGCCTTCCATGGTACGGCCCAGATTGTCGCCGTACATGATTTTCATTTCGTTGTCTGAGTCCAGCACAATAACCATGGTACCATAGTTTTTGCCCGATGCACCTTCATAGTCAAAAGTAAATGTTTTGGCTTCTGGTGCGTCAGTTGGCTTGCCCGATCGATCCAGCATTTCTGGATGCAAATTGCGGGTTGCCAGCAGATCCAGCAGTTGTTGTGATAGTGTATTCTCTGTAGCCATAGTTGTGTATTTAGCGTTATCTCAAGATAGATATAAATGGCATGGGCTCTATTATGGAATCCCCGTGATCTTTCATGTGTGAGTCCAGATCTGCATGATAGGTCTGCAACAGCATCAGCATGCGGGTAACCAAGAGACTGGCCATCACAAGATCGTCAGTTTCCCCGGGTTTGGCAGCATAACTTGAGCCATGTGCCACAAAGGTTTTTAGCTCGCTCATTAGTGGTTTGCTGTAGATTTTCATACGTCCAGATTCCACCAGGATCTTGAACTTGCTGCAAGCCGACAACTTGCTTTTGTTTGTGGTGGTAAATCCCTTGCGGAATCTTCGGCCCGACGAACCAGTTACTGAGTTGTCACTAAGAAAGTATCCTGGAATGTTTTCTTCGCCAAATTCTGCAATACTAATCAGGGCAGCTTCTCCCAGTGTGTTGTTTTCAACTGAGTAGTAGATTTTCTTTTCATCACGGGTAACAGAGTGCAATTCTTTTATAATTTCTACTAGTATTTTTATCTGTGTGGGCACGTCAGTTTTGTTGTGACGCCATTCAGCCACCTGCTCAGTGGTCTCTGCTTCATACACCTGAATGGCTGCAGGGTCGCCGCCAGTGCCTAGACTAGGATCCAGGGCCACAATGTACATCTTGTCCTTTTCAGGTTTCTTGTACCAGCGCACTTGTCCGCTGCGGTGCACAGGTTCGACCCCGGCCATGTCCAGCAACTTTAGTGGTGATATCAGTGTTTCGTCGTGAATAACAAAGCTACAGTTCATCTCGCGTTCAAAACGTTCGTCGCCTAGCTGTGCTCGCTGTTCTTCTCCCCACTTTTCATCACGATCTGGATGTTCTTCCCAGTAGCTGCGAAATGCACGGAATCCATTGATGCCCAGGCCACTGGGTCTGGGATTGCCATACTCATCTTCAATTTTGTTGGCACCCTTCCAGAGAAATGCAAATTGATCTTCGTCTGAGTTGGGTGTGCTGGTGATAATTGCTTTACCACCTGTGGCCAGTGTGGGGCTGATAGAAGTCCAGAACTCCTTGGCAATTGTGGGTCGCACAAACGCAAACTCATCTGCGTATAGTAGTGATATACTCATACCACGACCGGTATTTTCAGTTGTGGTTGCACTCACAATACGACTACCGT